GATTTTGAAGGATATCCAGTGTTTATCAAAAAAGGAAAATTCGGTTTATATCTTTCTTATGGAGAGAAAAGTAAAACGACCAAATCCTTATCAAATTTAGGAAATCGTCCCTTAGAAAGTATTTCTTGGGAAGAGGTGAAACGGATTTTGGAACAAGATAAATCAGGAACTTACGATTGTGGAGGACTCGTACGAAAACTAACCGCAACAATTTCGATACGAAAAAGTAAAAAGGGCGAAGACTATCTTTTTTTCAAAACCGAAAAAATGAAACGGCCCCAGTTTTTTGATATTAAGAAATTCACACAAGAATTCAAAGAAATGGATTATAAAACATGTGATGTAGAATTTCTTTTACAATGGGTCAAAGATAAATATTCGATTTTTTAAACCTATGAAGATTTGAAATGGGAGATGACTCTTTAGAGGCGTCTCCCTTCGGGATCGGTAACAGTTACCCTTAAATTTATAATGGAACAATTTATTTGTCCCATGATAAATCTTCAAGGGTGTAAACCTTTGCACGATTACAGAATTTGTATTTTGAAAAATAAATATATTTATATTTATATAATTATTATCATATTAGAGTATAATTAAATATATGCCTCAAATTCTAAAATTTATACATATCACAAAATGTGCAGGAAGTTTTATAGAAGATATTGGTAAAGAACATAATATAGAATGGGGAAGATTTCACAAAGAATATGGTTTTTGGCATAACAACTTTATTGATGTTCCGAAGTCAATAAAAGAAAAATATGACTGGTTTGTTGTTGTAAGGAATCCTTATGATAGAATATTAAGTGAATATTATTGTGAATGGGGAGGTATTGGAAATAAAAATATTACTCATAATAAAGAAGAATTTAATAATTATTTAATTGATAAAATTAAAAATAGACAGTTACATGAAAATTCATATCATTATTCTGAACAATATAAATATATAGATAATAATATTAATATTACAATCATAAAATTTGAAAATTTATTTGAAGAATTAATAAATTTATTCGAAAAATATAAGATTGATATTAATGTTAATAAATATAATAAAAAAATAAATAATAAAGAAAGTAAAAATTCAACTATCCTTTTTAATATTGATGATTTTAATACAGATTTACTAACATATATTAATGAGGTCTATGATAAAGATTTTATATTATTTAATTATGAAAAAAGAACAGTATAAATGTTACATCGTTGAAGATTTAAAACCGCCTTTTAATGGCGGTTTTAAATCTGTAAACCAGTGATACTTTAAAAATAAATCCGCATTAAAGGTGCGGATTTAATTCTTCAAATGTATAAATATATGAAAATAGAACATAAAAATAAATTGCATTTTATATCATAAAATGCGATTTGATTTTGAATCAGAACTTACATTTGAAAAACCAAACACCAACGGATACATGATTTATACAAAAACAAACTGTCCTTATTGTACCAAGGTAAAGGATTTGTTGTTACATAATGACAAACTCAATGTAGAAATCACGATTATTAATTGTGACAAGTATTTAATAGAACCAGAAATAAAAGAAAAATTCCTGGAATTTATTAAGACTGTAAACGGAGGAATCAATCATCGAACCTTTCCAATGGTATTTTACGATGGAAAATTCATTGGTGGATTTATGGAGACGGAGAAATTCTATGCCAAACAAACTGTTTTTTCAATGGAAGCAGATTTTTAAACTGATGAAGATTTGAAATGGGACACGCCTCTTTAGATGCGTCTTCATTCAACTCTCCCTTTGGGATCGGTAACCGTTTAACGAACTTTTGGGTCATATAAATTTGCATATTTTCTAGTTTGTTGAGGTACAAGTAAAGTAAACTCCAACGTAAAAGAATAATTGAATTTCCCGAAATCAACTAATTCTCCATTATGATATCTTAATCGAAATCGAAATTTTCTTATTCTTTCCGCAGGCGGATTATAAAGTTTATAACAAGTAGAATTCGAATCATACCATTGTGCTAAAGGAGTTACAGGAACAGAAATTTTTGCAAAAGCACTATTTACTCTACCATTTGTAATATTGGTATGTGCTGTAAATGGACTTATATTAAATGGACTCGTTTCATCCATACAATTAAAGTCAGGAGCATCCATATAAAAATACGATTCTCCAAAAATATTGATTTTTTCAGGTGCAGCTAAAAACGAAACTTGACTCCCTGGTAAATTCGGGTCAGGTGTTAACCAAATGCCTCCATCCCCTGGATTAATATCCCCATAATAAAAATTAGGAAGTTGGGATGAAGAGGTAGAAGTTAAATCAATGATTGGAAGACCTAGATATTGTGGTAATCCATAATTTGTTCCTGGCAATATATCACCACTTCTGCCATTGATTGCACAATTGATATTACTGATGGAGTTGTTTATAATTTGAGTAGAATTGGTTAATTTAAAAATATCACAACGATTCCCGAACCAAATTTTCTGTCCAGTTTCTTCATAAATAATGACAAACTCTTGGTATCCATTATTACTAGTAAATTCATTTACTAAGGATGGATAGTTCTCTGTTAAATATGCTACTAAATATTGAGTAACCGAAATATTAAAGAGATTGGTTAAAACATTTACAATTTGTGATGTATTATAGAAACCAGGAGGAATAATAACAATGTAATTATTATTTTGATTTGCGATTAATCCTTGATAAATGGCATTTGCCAAAGGGTCTACATTTCCATTTGCTTCCGGATTATAAGGAGTTGTAATTAAAAAGGTCATATCTACATTTTTATTTATTTGGGAAAAGGTATTGTAATTTGCAGGAAATGTCCACGTCGCTAGTCTTACAGATAAAACATTCAAATAATCTTCTGGAAATTCAATTTCAAAGGCTGCCGCATTTGGAAATTTGAGAAGGTCTCTATCTTCGGAGTGTATTGAAACGAATTTCTGATAAAGCATATATTCTTGTGTATTTTTAATTAATGGATGACCAGTGAAAGTTTGTATACTCATTTCAATCTAGTGATTTTATATTTATATAAATATGAATATAAAATAGATTTATATTGTTTTTGATATTGTTTTTATTTTATATTTTATCTATCAAAAATAAAAATAAAAATAAATACTTTCTTTATAAATGCATTCTATTCAAAATAATAAAAATAGAGGGTTTTTTAAAACCCCCTTTACAGGATTTTATACCACTCAAATAAAATCTTTAAATAACCTTAATTCGGTAAATTCAAATAATGTAAGCGTTAATAATTTAATCAGAATAGGTTATCCCATTAATCAACAAAAACAATTTTCAAATAATCCTTTTTTTTCTAAAACAATCAAATAATCAATCAAATTTTAGAAGGTAGAAAATATAAATTATATGTTTAATATATAATTTATTTATAAAATGATCGAAAAAGTTTATTTTTTAGTCTATTATTCCCTTTTAATCACAAGTATCATGTTATTTTCAATTGCTTTTTTTTCATCGGGATCCGTAATGTTAAATACAAGTATTACCGGTTATGTATTAACCATTATTAGTCTATTATTAATGATGACATTTTCAATGAGTTCGATTTATAAAGATTCTCTTTCTCCATTGCAAGTTATTTTTACTTTAGGCCCCTTTTTCTTTCTTTTCTTTTTAATCGCATGGTATCTTTACTTTTTAATTACTTTTAAAAATCGTATTCTAGATGAAACTATCTCTCCAAGTTTTTATACCTTTCAAAACATATCGATTCTTTTAATGATTGTACAATTATTATTGTTTACCTATGGAACAGATACGAAAACAGGTAATCTATCTAAAATAAATACGAGTTTTATTTATTTACTTTCTATAATCAATTTATTTATTTTATATACGATTCGACATATTTTAGTTTATTTTGTTACTGACGGTTTTTCCATCATGAAGAGAAAGTGAAAAAATTATAAACAATCGGATTTCACAAATTTAAACGTTAACCCATAATATAATTCGTTTTCCCAAACTCCAGATATTTTTAAAACAAAATTCGATATTCCGTTGCATTCACTCCACTGTGAAACATCCGTATTTTTCTCTTTTTCTTTCTCTTTTTCTTTTAAAGTAAATTCATTAAATATTTTTACGTTTCCATTTTTGAATTGTTCACTTAATTTATATTGTGGTATTTTATTCAAGTCCAACTTTTTTAAAATACCATCTTCCATTTGTTTCATTTTTTCAATAATATCTCGATGTTCGGTTATCATAAAATTACATTTTAATTTATTATAATATTTTTCTACCGAATGAATATTTAAAGAAAAATATAAATAGATTCCATTCAATAAGACAAAGGATTTGGAGTATAAAATACGAATAAAATTGCCGTCATTAATAATATTGTTTTTAATCGGTTCACAGAAATAAATACATTGTTCTTCATATTTTTCAAGTTTTTCACAAATATTTATATTTTTATTGATATACATGTTTTTATTATATGTATTTTATTATATGTATTTTATAAAATTATTTTATCTATTTAATTCGTTTTAACTATTTAACTAATTTACCTAATAAATACAAATTCATTTATTAAAATAATTAAAACAAATTTTACGATTAAAAATGAATAACGAAAAACATTTTGAAAATTACATACAATTAAACCAAGGTTATGATTTACATTTGAAAAAATTCAACCATGAAAAAAAAGAATCCCTTGAAAATACAATCTTTTACGGTCCGAGCGGGGTTGGTAAGTATACACAAGTATTGAAAAAAATGAAACCATATAGTCCAAGCGAATTAAAATATGAAAAAAAAATGACGGTTACTTATAATAAGCAAACCTATATTTTTAAAATCAGTGATATTCATTATGAAATTGATATGTCCTTATTAGGTTGTAATGCCAAAATATTATGGCACGAAATCTATCATCAAATTATCGATATTTTATCTGCAAAACCCGTGAAAATGGGGATTATTTTATGTAAAAATTTCCACGAAATACATAATGAATTATTAGAGAATTTTTATAATTATATGACAAATGTAAATAATCAATGTATTCATATTTATTATTATATAATCACGGAACAAATCAGTTTTATTCCAAATAATATTGTAAAGAATTGTAAATTCATTCCTTTTTCACGTCCGACTAGACAAGAGTATAAAAAATGTATACAACAAAATATACAATATCATGAAAATGGTTGTTTGGAAGGTAAACCAAAAAAAAAAATATCTTTTGATTTGAAAAGAATCGATAAAATAAATCCAGAAAATATACAAAACATCAAACAAATCTATTCTTTGGTTCAAAGTGATTCAGAAAAAGAAAATGAAAATCAATATAAAATAATATGTAATAAAATTATCAAGGTCATGGAAACTTGTTCTTCCAACCATTTTTCATTCTTAAAATTCCGTGATTTATTATATGAACTTTTGATTTATCATTTAAATATTTATGAATGTATTTGGTACATCCAGTCTTATTTTATTGAGAATGGAAAAATACCTGAAAAAGAAGTCAACCAATTATTAATAAAAACCTTTACCTTTTTCCAGTATTTTAACAATAATTATCGTCCGATTTATCATTTAGAACACTATTTTCTCTCGATGATAAGAATGATCAAGGGATTATAGAAACCGATGAAGATTTGAAATAGTACACGAATGGGACAATTTATTTGTCCCATTATAAATGTTCAAGGGTTTACACCTTTTAACATTTCAAATGCCGACCTCAAGGGTCGCAAAGCCCCGGTCTCGGGGCGAGCCCTTTGGGCATCTTTGAATGTTATTAGGTAACTGTTACTTTGCAACCGATAAGTCGCCTTTGTTATATTCAATCATTCGGCAAAGCCGAATGATGATATATAAAATCGGCGTTTGAAAGGTGCAAGGATTTAAAAACATTTTGATTGTATAATATATAATGAAAATGTTATTTCATCCCTTTTTTTTTGTTTTCAGTCTCATGATGAGACCAATTTCTTCTGTTATGGATATGAATTTACGTGGCTCTAAAGATACCAATATTTTGCAAGAATTTACTCGTTTTATAAATCGATACGAAAAAACCTATTCGAATTTAGAAGAATTTAATCATCGATATGAGATCTTCCGTACAAATCTTCAAAATATTCTTAGTCATAATTTTGGAAATCATACTTTTACCATGGCAGTCAATCCATTTACCGATTTATCTTCGGTTGAATTCAAAGAATTACAAGTGGGCGGGTTATTAAAAGGTATCCGAAAAAATTCTTGTGGTAAATATGCATCCACCGGAAAAATTACTGCAGGTTCGATTGATTGGCGAGAAGAGGGCGCAGTAACTCCAGTAAAAGACCAAGGACAATGTGGAAGTTGTTGGTCTTTTTCTGCTACCGGTGCAATGGAAGGTGCATGGGCCATTGCCACAAATAATTTGATTTCTCTCTCCGAACAACAATTAGTGGATTGTTCAAAAAGATATGGTAATTTAGGTTGTAATGGAGGATTGATGGATTCTGCTTTTGAATATGCCATTGATAATGGGATGTGTGCAGAATCTGCTTATCCTTATACTGCTTCCAGTGGAACATGCGAATCTTGTCAAACTGTAGTGAAGATTACAAAATGTAGTGACGTCGAACCAAATAATCAACTGGCGTTAAAAGATGCAGTTGTTTTTAATGGTCCTGTATCGATTGCCATTGAAGCAGATACACGTATTTTCCAATTTTATTCCAGCGGTGTTATCACAAGTACCAGTTGTGGTACAAATTTGGACCATGGAGTACTCATTGTCGGATATGGGGAAGAAAATGGAATCAAATATTGGTTAGTAAAAAATTCATGGGGAACTACTTGGGGGGAAGCCGGGTATGTAAAAATTGGTAGAAGTGAAAGCACCAATGATATCGGAATATGTGGTATCGCTGCACAACCATCTTTTCCATCCGTATAAAAATAGGTGTACACCCTTGAAGATTTATAATGGGACAAATAAATTTTCCCATTATAAATTTAAGGGTAACAGTTACCTAATAACATTCAAAGATGCCCAAAGGGCTCGCCCCGAGACCGGGGCTTTGCGACCCTTGTGGTCGGCATTTGAAATCTTCATCGGTGTAAAAGGTTTAAAAATAATATTTATAATCTATTAAATAAAAATAGAATCAATACAATCATTTCTCTCTACCAATGAATTTCCAAACTGCTTTTGAGATTTTAGAAATTGATATCCATAAGATATCTTACAATGAAATAACTGCGTCTTATTTGAAAAAGAAATATCATAAATTAGCCCTACAGTATCATCCCGACAAAAATCCGGGCATTGAATCCAAAGAAAAATTTCAAAGGATCGATGAAGCATATCGATTTCTAAAAGAAGAAATGGATTTTTTAGAACCTGAAACGCAGAATGTAGAAGAAACAAACCAATATGTTTATTTTTTATCCCTCTTTTTACAAACAATTCTGCAAGGTCATACAAGTCAAATATCTGGAATTATTACAAGTATTATACAAAAAATAGTGATTGGCTGTCAAAAGGTGACTTTCCAGTGGTTTGAGGATTTAGATAAAGAAACCTCCATTCAAATCTATGATTTTCTCTCCAAATATCGAAATATACTTTATATTCAACAAGATATTTTGTCCAAAGTGAGAGAAATTATCTTGGATAAATGTAAAAATGACCAGGTGTACATATTAAATCCATCCATTGACGATTTATTAGAACAAAATGTATACAAATTAGTCATTGATAATGAAATTTACTTTGTACCACTTTGGCACATTAATTGTGATATTCTTTACGACAAAGTAAACAATACAGAAAAAGAAACAAACATCCAAGAAATCATTGTTCGTTGTATTCCAGAGTTACCTGAAAACATATGGATTGACGAAGAAGAGAATATTCATATCACCAAAGAAATCGATTCTTCCGAATTTTCTCTCTTTGATACAAAAATAATTCCAATTCATGTAGGGAAAAAAACATTAGAAATACCTGTTTGCAACCTTTTGATAAGACGAAATCAAATCTATGTTTTGAAAGGGGAAGGAATAAAGAGAATGAACGATAGTTTAGGGGAGGATTTAAATCAAATAAATTTAAATAAAAACTTCTTGGATTCTTGTTTGGACAAAAAAAATATTATTCTGCATATTCATATTGTTTGAACCGATGAAGATTTGAAATGGGACACGCATCAAAAGATGCGTCTCCATTCAACTCTCCCTTCGGGATCGGTAACAGTTACCCTTAGATTTATAATGGGACAACTAAGGTTGTACCATTATAAATCTTCAAGGGTGTAAATATTTTATATTTATAAATATATATATAAATAAATATATTTATAAAAATGTCACTTTTATTAATCGCCATTTTCAAAAACGAATCGAACATTATTGAAGAATGGATTGAACATTATATTAATGAAGGCGTTGATTGTTTTTTATTAAATGATAATGGTAGTACAGATAATTATGAACATAAAATACAAAAATATATTGACGCTGGATTTGTCGTATTAAATAAAAATCCCAAAAAATATGCTCAAGTAGAGATTTATAATGATTGTATTGATTGTGCAAGAAAATTCGATTGGGTAATGGTCGTTGATTTGGATGAGTTTGTCTATGCACGTAATGGATTCAATACCATAAAAGAATATTTGAATTCTTTACAGCAAGATGTATGCCAAATCCATATCCCTTGGAAAATATTCGGTTCAAGTGATTTCATGCAACAACCAAAAAGTGTAATACAAAATTTTACTTGGAGACAGATTTACAATACCCCAACAAAAATAGAATGTAAGTGTATTATAAGAGGAAATAATTTAAAAACATTACATATACATCATTCTATTTCAAATAATAAGAATGGCAATAAAGATATTTTCTCAAATAATCGTTTATTTATTACCAAAGATATTAATTTTATTGAAAATCTAAACGAAAATTTTCTCTCGAATTCCTTTTTACAATTAAATCATTATAAAATTCAATCGTGGGAATTCTTTTCTAAAATAAAAAGAACAAGAGGAGATGTTACTCAATCATGTTGGGATAATTTAAGAGATAAAAAATATTTTGATTCATCCAATTATAAACATATCGAAGACAATGAGTTGAAAAATAAAGAATACAACAATCAATTTTCATTCGACAATGATTCATTCACTGGAAAAGAAAATCAGTTAATAAAAAATGTTGAAATTGTGGTAAGTAGATATAATGAAAATTTGGAATGGTTGAATTATTATCCCTTTAATCAATTTCAATACACCGTTTACAACAAAGGAATCAATGAAAATTTTAATAAAAAAAATGTAACCAAAATAATTACTTTACCAAATGTAGGTGTATGTGACCATACTTATTTGTATCATATTGTTAGTAATTATGATGAGAATACATTAAAACCAATTACCATTTTTTTACCTGGTTCAGTAAATATGCCTAATAAAATAAACAAAGCGATTTCAATCTTAACCAAAGTTTTATTAAAACAAAGTGCTTTTTTGATCGGTGAATATACAGAGAATGTCTTTCATTTTTTTAAAAATTTTATGATTGAACATTATATAACAGGAAATTCAGAGAATTTTAATTTAAATAATGGTAGCGAATTAATAAAAAGTAATATAAGACCCTTTGGGAATTGGTATCGTTATAATTTTGGTGCGATCAATGTTCGATATTATACAATGAATGGAATTTTTTCATTGAATAAAAAAGATATCATGAAATACAAAAAATTTCGTTACGAAAAAATATTAAATCAATTATCGATTGCCTCGAATTTGGAAATGGCTCATTATATGGAAAGAAGTTGGAGTACAATTTGTTATCCATTATTACATACCAAAGTATCATTAACTTATCCGCAAAAAAATATATCACAACCGTTAAAAACAAATTCGATTCGAATGAATATGGGTGGAATTCGACCATTAAGAGTTCGACCTATTGTAAGAAGAATTCAAGTACGTAATCTACGTAATCAAAATTATTTACGAGGAAGGTTATTACGAAGAAGGAATTTTATGAGAAGGGCCACTTTTGTTGCAAAACCACTTTTACGTGGTTAAATAAAGGAGAAATCGATTTTGTCATTCTCAAATAACAAAATTGATTTAAATAATAGGACGGATAGTGTATCATATAATATTGAATAAATGACAAAATTATCAAAAATAGAACTTTTAGAAAAGTGTAAAGAACTAGGAATTACCAAATGTAAATCTAAAACAAAAGGTGAATTAATGGATTTCATCAAGCATGCAACTCAAAATGAAACGAAAAACGATGAAAACCATTTCCTAAAATTTATCGATTTATTTTGTGGTATAGGCGGGTTTCACCAAGCATTAAAAAAAATTGGTTGTGAATGTGTATTTGCGAGTGATATTGATGAAAATTGTAGAAAAACATATGAAAACAATTATGGATTGAAACCTGAAGGTGATATAACAAAAATTAAAATAGAGGAAATTCCAATTTTTGATATTTTATGCGCTGGATTTCCATGTCAGCCATTTAGTAAAGCAGGGTTTCAAAAAGGCTTTGATGATGATAGAGGCAATTTATTCTTTCATATATGCAATGTTGTGAAAATTCATAAACCCAAATATATGATTTTAGAGAATGTTCAAAACCTTGCATCGCATGATCATGGAAATACGTGGAAAGTGATTCGACAAAATATAAGAGACATGGGATATTATACCTATGATGAACCAGTATTATTAAATGTATTGCATTTTAATGTCCCACAAAATCGTGAAAGAGTAGTGATCATGTGTAAACGTATCGACTTAGGTGAATTACCTGAATTACCAGAGATGGATAAGAATCCTAAAAGAAATTTGACGTCTTTTATCAAAGATATCATTGATGAAAACGGAAAAGAGATAAAATTAACTGGTAAATTAAAAGATGTCCATTCAGTTTGGGAGAATTTTATTAGAATATTGAATCAAAATCAGTTAGATATCCCTAAATTTCCGATTTGGACCGATTGGTGGGATAACAAATTTGAAAAAGAGGATGAATTTTATGTAAAATATAAATCATGGATCGATAAGAATCGAGAATTTTATGAAAGAAATATATGTATTTTACATGATTGGTTATCGGAATCTAGAAAAAATCCAAATTGGCTTGGTGCGGTAAGGAAGTTTGAATGGCAAGCAGGCGATTTGACCGAAGAAAATAATAGTCTAAATAAATGCTTATGGACTGCTCGTGGTTCTGGGATAAGAGTAAAAAAATGTGATTATATTCCTACCTTAGTTGCAATGTCAATGATTCCTATTTATGGACCAAAAAATAGAAAATTGACCCCTATCGAATTATTGAGATTACAATCTTTTAATGACAATTTTAAATATGATGAAAAGCATATCTATAAACAATTGGGTAATGCGGTAAATGTAAAAATGATAGAACAATGTGCAAAGTTTTTATTCTATGGAGAAGATTTATTTTGATTTGTTTTGATTTGATTATTTATTATTTTGTATAATTTGAATAATCGTATTCATCAACGTTTCTTTGATATGTAAATTTTTCTTTTCAGTCATCATCATAATATCAGTGGGTTGATAGATGATATGTAATTGATCCGTTGGTATGGTCGCTGTTAATGAATCACCATGTACACTTACATAATGTTGTAAATCTTCTTTTGAGATAAGTGCGGCGCCGTTCATTTCTACAATCAGTAAATAATCGGCATAATGTTCTGGTAATTTCAAATGAGTATTTGTTCCTCTGCTATTTAATAAAGTAATTTGTTTCGTTTTATCTCTTAGTGTTAATTTTTTACTATGAAACAAACATTCTTGTGTATATTTCATTTCAATCTTTAAGTTGTCAAGGGAGGTAATTTTGAAATCACATCCTTTTTCTTTATCGCCAACATAAGTTAACATATTATCACTGTAATCCGCAACCGCATTTTCTAAAAAGACCGCTTTTAAAAATCGCCATTGAGGATCATTTAATTCATTACCAATAGATACACATAATTCATGAACTTTTTGCCAACGAATTGCTTTCAAAATATCAATGACTTGAACAATTTTCGTTTCCATTTCTATTATCATTTATTGTATTATGATAACTATTTTAAGAAATTCAATTTTTTACACCTAATAACATTCAAAGATGCTCTTTGGGCATTTGAAATGTTATTAGATAACGGTTGCAAAGGTGAGATTCACCATAAAAAGGCAAATTAAAATCTTCAAAGGCGTAAATATTACAAAAAAAAATCCAGGAAAAAAATATATATTTAAATTACAAATTATATACTAAATACTACTATAAATACTACTATAAAACACTTATAAAAATACTACTATAAAATATAATAAATTATTCTTTTTTTCTTTTTTTCTTTTTTATGCATCAACTTTCTTCTTTATAACCTTCTTCTTCTTTGGTTCTTCGACTGCTTGTGCTTGTACTTCTTCTTGAACTGGCGCTGGCGCTTGAACTGGTTCTGGTACTACTTGTTTTACTTGAACCACTGGTAATTCTTCCTCATCATCACTATCATCTACAATTGTACTTGTAATATGTGCTGTTTCTACATCTTCATCGGTTACTTGCTGTGTCTTTAATTTTTCTTTATCACTTGGCTTTAACTTAATAAAACATTGTCCTTGTAAAGATGCTCTTGGTTTTTGAACAACTGCTTGAACCAATTTCCAAGAAGCATTAAACTTACCGTTAATAATCCAAATACCTGCGAATTGAACTAGACAAGCAACATTGGTCCCCTTCTTTAAATAATCCAAAGGAGTAAGACTTGGATTATCAATCGAAGGATATAATTTATTGCCATCCTCGTCATAAATCTCTGAACGCCATGTACCTTCCCATTCAGGGACTTTTATTTTTAAGGTTGGCATTTTACTATAATCCGGCTCCTTGGTACCTTTAATCTTTGGATATTTAAGCATTGGTGTAAATAATTCTTCTAGAATATCCGCACTTTTATATTGCTTACCAAACCAATCCTTAGAATAGGTAAGGGCATCTGCCTTGATTTTATTTTCAAAAGCAATCATGTTTTCTAAAAACGCAGTAGTATCTTCTGTCTTATATTCCTCTCCAGGAAACTGTAAAGCCATATCATATCTACCATTACTAACACCCTTATCATCTACATAATCACTTGCTCCCCATGTAAGCATAAGTGGTGTAGAAATTCGTAATCCTGTTTTTGTTGCTTTATTTAAGATATTAATTGTCTTTGCTCCTTGACTTGTTGCTTTTGGAGCAGTGTACATAAGATTGTTAACATTTAATTGAGTTCCGTCGATGATTGTGTCTGCCATTTTTTTACTGATGTTATTTATATTATTCGTTTGTTTTTAAATCAATTTTCTGAGAATTTTGTGAATTTGTAAGGAAAATTGATTTAAAGACGGAATCGTTTCCCTACGTTTTTCTTATCATAAAAAGGAAAAAATAGAACCAATGAATTGGTCTACTTTTTATTGTGTATATTTTGTATATATATTTTTTGTATATTTTTTATTCTTTAATTTTTTTCTCTCCTAAACTACAACAATATTTAATCCTTCCATCGTGTAAAACAATAATACAAAACATATATTTACCAAAATGAACCGTAGATAAATCATTCACTACTTCATACCCATTCATTTCATAAGTTTCACGCGCATATTTATGATTTTTTAAACATTGGATTTTATCCGAAAAATGGATTCTTTTATGAACCATTAATTCTTCGATTTGATTGATTTCATATTCGCGAATCACTGTTCTTTCCTCTTCACTAAAATTTTTTTCACAATCAATAATGATTGATTCATTCTCATCTCCCTTTATGGATAATTTTTGAGTTGTTTTTGGAAAATGGGAGGAAAAGAATGCTCTTTCGTTCACTTTGAAATTAAAGATGGATGGAAGCATTTGATTCTCGCGTATCACACAATTGTCACATAAAGGAGATAACTGATATCCACAAATCGTAGGACATAAACAATGTTGCTTTATTTTTTCAACTCGTTCAATGACGGTCTTCATGATTTCTACCGTCGTTAAATCGGTTAAATCCATACTTTCAATATAAGGTATCATTCCAAGAATCATCATATCTAGATATCCTTCTTCCCAGTAATCGTATTTTTGATAATCCTCCAAATGAACAAAATAGGCTTGGACTGAATTTTTGTGTGTATGAATCACCACTTTGACCTCTTGAAACAAATCGTCAAACAATTGAAGTATTTTGAAATTGCTTTTTGTAAATTGACCAGCATCAAAATCCAGTCTTAAATGCCCTTCGTATTCCCATGTATAATACCATTTATTGTACGTACAATTTTTACATTGACAATAAGGATTTTGTTCTTCTCCTTCCTTTCGTTTTACAAGACATTGCTTGATCGATGGTGTTGGAAATACTTTTTGTCCCAATTTTAATCTTACATATTTTTCCAAATCATTTACCTTTAGATCTTCCATTGATTCTTCGACTTTGGTGAATGAGAGAAAGGAGGTCATTTCTATTCAAAACTATGCTTTTATTCTTACGATATTTTTACTTGTTTAATGCTGATAAAAATAAATTAAAAAAGTATTTCAATTTTTTAAGGGAACCGTAGGTTCCCTTAATAAGGATTTAAAAAAAATTTATTATATTCATATAGTATGAATCACATCGTAGACCAAAATTTGACAAATATAAATAAAAAGAAAAAGAATAATAATAACAAGAACAAAGAAATGAATTACAAAGAAAACGAGACCTTGATGGAGGAATATATAGAAGCACTTTATTTAAAAGGAGAGAAACATATTCCTTACGTAAAAAATCCAGCCAAAATAAAAGACGAAGACGTTACTACACCAACCATCCATAATTATACTATTTTAGTAGAATATAATTATAACACACAACAATTAAAACAATTTGCAAAGCATTACAAGTTGAAAATTAGCGGAAATAAAAAAGAAATTATTAAACGCGTTTTTATCCACTTATTTCTCTCGAGTTACCTGATTAAAATCCAAAAAAGATTTCGTGGACTACTTCAAAGAAAATACAATGCTTATCATGGTCCTGGATTGTTTAAAAGAAATGTTTGTACCAACGAGACGGATTTTATCACGATGGAAGAATTAAAGCAAATCCCTTATTACAATTTTTTCAGTTACAAAGATACGGATGGATTTATTTACGGATTTGAACTTTCTTCTCTCCACAACTTGATATTAAAAAGTCAAAACTTGATATTAAAAAGTGAAAATCAAATCACGAATCCATACAATCGGAATAAAATCTCCTTGGAAGTGATTCATAAAATAAAAATGATTATTCGATTCAGTAGCATCTTAAAATTGCCGATTCAATTAAGCATTGAAGATGAAACGCCTCTAGTAAGCGATGAAAAATTGCTGGAATTGGATTGTTTATCTCTTTTTCAAAAAATTGATGAACTTGGTAATTATAGTGACCCCAAATGGTTTCTCACCTTAAATCGTCATCAATTAATAAAATTTATTCGTGAAGTAGTCGATATTTGGGATTATCGTGCACAGTTAACGGAGGAAGTAAAACGGAATATTTTACCTCCGAATGGGACATTTTTAATGAATATTCATATCCATTTATTACAAATCGAATCGACACTTATTACATTAAAAAAAAATATTTTAAAGGTGATTGCAAAATTGGTGACGAGTGGGATTGATCGAGACAGTAGAGCGTTAGGTGCTTATTATATTTTAGGGGCGTTGACGATTGTAAATCACGAGGCGGCAATGGCACTTCCTTGGCTTTATCAATCTATGTCGTAGGGTAGGGGGATATACATCCCCCTTACAAACCCCTCCTTGCTGTTTTGGATTGTTGTATGGGCGCGCGAGTTTCTACAAAGTAGGGGGACGCCCGTAGGGAGTCCCCCCTTACACCCTTCGGGAGGGAGAAACATTTTTGGCGCGCGAGTTTCTACAAAGAAAAAGAAAATAATATTGTGCTTTGCGAAATATTATTTTAGAGATTATTGTACAGCCCGCGCTGAGTGAATTATAAAAAGCAAGGAGGGGGTCTTCCGTAGGTAAGGGGGGACTTCGTCCCCCTACCCTACTATTATTCTTAGAATTTTAGACATTTCAACTAGACAATAAGTTGTGATTTTATTCAATCAACGTCATATTCGAATGTTCTAATAAATAACGCTTGGAACAGGATTCCACCAAAAGTCCGTTTGCATAAATCCCATAATTACCATAATAATCCTCATTTTCCAAGGCCAAATGATAAATGGTATAACTACCTGGAACTTCGTAAACCGACGCTTTTTCATCTAAAAAGCCCATTAATCTTATTTTGTCATCGGTCATAAAAATACGCCCGAAATCTTCCATTGTTTTCTCTCCTTGTTCTTGAGTTAACCAGTCTACCAAAATGGAATGGCAACCGGTCATGACAAGAGGCTCCAAGACATCTGGATAATTCTCTTTATCACATTGATATAATTGATTTTTTATCCTTTCTTTGGAAACATTGTGTACCATTTGACTTTTTCCAAGGATTTCAACTGGTAGAAATCCGTGTTTCAAAGTCTTTACCAAATCGCCTTTTCCTAAATCTTCAATCGCTTTGTATCCTTGGTCGGTCAATATTTTGGTACCTTCTTTGAAACAAGGTAAAGGAGGGTCATAATAAGTATAGATATAACCATTTTGAACAACCGCCGTTAATTTTCTTCCATCGGCATTACTTGCTATCGAGAACCAATTTTCAGTACCAGCACTTGTTTGTTCAACCCAAGTTACACCACTATCGGTGGAAATATAGATATAACCACCAAATACAACCGCCGCTAATTTTGTTCCATCGGCATTACTTGCTACTGAACTCCAGTTTCTAGAACTAGCATTTGATTGTAATGTCCATGTTGCACCACTATCGGTCGAAGTATAGAGACCACCATTTTGGACAACCGCCGCTAATTTAGTTCCATCCGAATTACTTGCAACGAATATCCAATTTCTATTAGTATCAGTCATTCTTTGTGTCCAATTTACACCACTATTGGTCGAAGTATATATATATTGACCTTTATTAACAGCGACTAATTTTGTACCATCAGAACTACTTGCAATTGAAACCCAATTTGTAGAATTTGCATTATTTTGTTGCGTCCAGGTTACCCCACTATTAGCAGAAGTATATAAAAAAGACAAAGGTAAATTATATCTACTATCATTCAAATTTTCAATTGTTTCTAATTTTGTTCCACTGGCATTACTTGCGATTGAATACCAAAATTTAGGAGTAAGAGATGTTTGTGGCGTCCAAGTATTACTTTCCCAAGTATAGATATGACCACCAGCTATTGGAGTAAAAGTACCATTATCAACCGCTGCTAATTTTGTACCATCCGCATTACTTGCTACTGAGAACCAATTTCTAGAACCTGCACTTGTTTGTTCTGTCCAGGTTACACCACTATTAGTGGAAATATAAATGAAACCACCATAAACAGCGGCTACTAATTTTGTTCCATCGGAACTACTTGCTATAGATTGCCAATTTCAAGAACCAGAACCGTTTTGTTGTGTCCACGACATTTTTACTATATATATTATATATATATAAAATTATTTATATCTTTACAATTTTACAACATTACTCAAAAAATAAATATTTATTTAAACGTCAATAAATATAAAAACTGATTTAAATTGGCTAGTATCTCGTCACGAATATTGTACAAATCACTATTCGACATTTTTTTCATAAAGTGATTGGTATCCAAAGCGACTAAATAACTTTTAAACCAATCAATCTTATTTTTGAACGCACTTACATTGGTAAAGTCGAACAATGGTAAACTTTTTTGTTTAGTCAAATCGATGCGAACATTGGTTTTTCCAAGAAGGACTTCAATGAATGTATCCATACTTTCATTCAGTTTACTATATAAATCATCGGTCGCTTTATGAGTGGCATAACTATGTGTCTTCCAGTGCCATAATTTAATCATAAGAATCATTTCCAAAAATACTTTAGTAATTTCTTTTTCAAAATTGGATTTTGATTTGGTAGAAATGGTCACTTTACGTGTTTTTGTTTTTCTTAAACTGTTTTTTTTAGTAGTTTTCATTTTATTTTATGAAAAGTATTATAAAATAACTTATTATTTTATTTTTTATAAAAAATTATCCAATTTTATAAAAAATTCGTTGGTTTCTTTAGAAATATTATTTAGGAAAAAGATTTACTACATATTACATTTCAAATATATATTTAATTGCGTTAAAGTACTTAAAAAGTATTTATTTAGGTATACTATAATAAGAAAGATGCCAAAACAAACCAAAACCACTGTTGAAACTCCTGTTGCTCAAACTGAATCCGTTGCCCCAAAACAAAAAGCGACTAAAAAAGTAGTTGCTCCTGTTGCTGTAGATGCTGCTGCTTCTGCACCTGTTGTTGTTGAATCAAAAGAAGTCAAAGAAAAGGTAAAGAAAGTCAAGGCTCCAAAATCCGAAGTTGTTGAACCTGTTGTTGCTGCCGCCGTTGATGGTGAGAATGTCGTAGTTGCTCCTGTTGACGAAACCGCAGACTCTGCCTTAAACGAACTTTCCATTGAATTTTTCGCCAAACTTCAACAAGCCAACTCACTTATTTCTTCCTTAAAGGCTGATTTCCGTACCTTAGAAAAGAAATTTCAACGTGAAATCAAAATCAACCAAAAAAAAAGTTCTAAGCGTGCCAAGAGAAGTGGAACCCGTGCTCCTTCTGGATTTGTCAAGCCAACACGTATTAGTGATGAATTAGCCAAATTCTTAGATAAGCCAACTGGTTCTGAAATGGCTCGTACTGAAGTCACACGTGACATCAATACATACATCAGAAGTCACAATCTTCAAGATAAGGCAAATGGTCGTAAAATCAATCCTGATAACAAACTTGCTTCCCTTTTAAAGTTAACTGATAAGGATGAACTTACTTACTTTAACTTACAAAGATATATGAGTCCTCACTTTACCAAGACCGTAAAGCCTGAAGTTGTTGTAACTTCTGTTTAACTACCACTTTTAAGTCCACTTTTAAGTCCACTTTTAAGAAAAGTGGAGCAAAATCCCTTGAGAAAATTTCTTGATAAAAACTATAAAAAATCAACTTTTAGGAAAAGTTGAGCAAAACACTTCCTTGATAAAAACTATAAAAAATCAACTTTTAGAAAAAGTTGAGCAAAACACTTCCTTGATAAAAACTATAAAAAATCAACTTTTAGAAAAAGTTGAGCAAAACACTTCCTTGATAAAAACTATAAAATTAATAAAAACTATAAAAATATTATATTATATACACAAAAAAATGTATACAATATAAAACGTATTCATTTATGATAATATAATAAAAATAAATATATTAAGAATAAATATTTATATAATATAAAAATGAATAACAATCAAATAATCAACTCTCATACCAATTTAAATAATACTCCAAAAGTAAATGATGACATAACATTTGAATTTGACTTTGCAATGTGTCATAATTACTGTTGTTGTTGTTGTTGAAGTTGAAGTTGAAGATGAAGAACAATACGATAATGAGGAAGAACAATATGAAGAGGATGATATTAAAGAAAAAGATGAAAATGATTATGAAGATAATGAAGAAGATAATGAAAATATATATGAAAAAATGTTAAAAATTATAATTAATAATGAGTTACAATATGATAATTAAAAAAAAATAATAAAAATATTATATACACAAAAAAATGTATATAATATAAGCGATAAAATTAAAATGTATTTCTAAAAGGATTGTTTTTTCTCTCCGCTTCGCTTACGACTGGATTTAAATATTGATGTCAAAATTTTCTACACTATCATCATCTGCGTCATATAATAATATTTCTTTCGATAAAACACGTTTATTGATATGCGGTTGAAAAAAAAGCACATCTTTTTCAGTAATACATTGCTCCGATTCCGTCAATTGATAATTCGGATTTAAAATATATCGAACCGCAAAAGTAACATCGATTTTTTGCGTTTTTAAAATCTCCCATAAATTCACTTCATAAATATGTTTTTTCAAGGTTTCGCGGTCATATTGATTGTTTTTCAAATCAATCGTATCAAGTTTTACTTTCATTTTATTTATTATATAAAATAAAATAAAAAATGATTAAATCCTTTTTCTATAATTGATTTTTATTTATTGAATTCTTAAAACAAAAACCCGCCGTTATTTTTCAACAAAAATTCCAATTTTTCTTTAAACATTACTTTATTTTTTTGGACCGTTTTTTTCAATTCCGATAAATAGATAGACCCACAAATTTCAAACCGTTTTTTTATTTCCAAAAGTTTTTCTCTAGTAGACTCGTTGATTAAATTCGTATTTTTTACCAACCATTCATAAAAAGTATTTTCTTGATTTTCAACAGATAAACTTAATACTGATTTATATTTTTTAAACAAATCCAACACTTGATATAAAGTATAAGAATTCATACTATTTTCCATATCGTAATCGGTTCCAGACAAAACGCATATTTCACGCAATTCATTTTCATCCATCTTCAATTGAATCAATATCTTCGGTAAATCATAAAGAACCACATTATGATTGTTCATACTTAAATACCGTAATATCCTAGGAACACCATAGACAAACATATCCATATCTTCACTCAAACAAGCCCATGCAGTTCCTTTTAATACTAAATAGGCACACATTTCATCCGCTTCTCCTCGGGCAACCGCATAATTCACACCATACGCATCAAATAACTTTTTCACGAGTTCAATTTGTTCGCGTTTAATATAAACAAATCGTTTCTTCAATTCAATCATTTGTTTCTGTGTTTCTACATTTTCATCCATCGTGTCTTTCAGTAAATGATACTGTCTTTCGGCCGTTTTCTTTTCTTCTTTTCTTTTCTCTAATAGTGCCTTTTTTTCAGCAGGCGTTTCTCCGTCAAAAATGAAGAGGGGCGTTATTTTATAAAATCGAAAAAGATTCAACATGGTTAATAGATTTTCAATGAGGGATTCTTCACCATCCACCAAGAATTTATATAAATAAATACTTGTATCAATCACAATGGTTTTTCCGGAAAGCGATTTCAAAGGAAGAAGTTTAATGGATTCGTTACATTCTTTTTTTAGAAATTTATTTAAATGCTTGATTCCCATATATTTTTATGTTTTTTAGGTTGGTTTAATGGTCAATGAACTAGGATAATGGATTCAATTTTCCTTCCACTTTTTTATAACGAAGTAAAGAAAAAAGTGGAGCAAAAATCCAAGCAAAAAATGTAAAAATTACACCGAACAGAAAGAAAATTGGGACGCTTTGCGTCCCCAGAATTTCTTTCTGTCGGCGACTTGTCCGAAAAGGAAAATGAGTTTGTCTCATTTTTCTTTCGGGATGGTGTAATATAAAATTTCCTCTAATTTATCATTTAATAAATTCAAACTATAAGTTGCATTATTTATTTTATTATTTTTTACACATAGCAATTTTTCATTGTATATTGTTTTATTATTTAAAACTTCTTCGATTTTTTTACTAATAATTTCTATATTTAATTCTCTTATATTAAAAATATATTCGTAATCATCTTTTGATATTAAATTTTGTAATTTTGCTCCATTTAGAATTTGATCGATACCTATAAATGGAATGTTATTTCCAATTGCAATTATACAACCATGGAACCTTGTTGTAATAATAAAATCGCATTTTAAATATTCATTTAAAATTTCATCTGCAGACATATTAGATGTAAATAGATGATTATCTATGAATACAACATTTGAGTATTTTTTTTTAATTTCATTTACCAAATAATTCACTTCTTCAATAAGACAATTCTTTTCTCCATATTCATATTGTTTTCCTCTTAATACTAAACCAATTTTAAATTGTTTATTTGCGATGCTTGGTATTACACCTTCGCATATTTTAACTGCATTGCAAAGGTCTAAAGAATCTATTTTATTTGTTGATAATATGGCCAAGTCCTCATACATATTTTCGCTACCTTCTCTAGAAATAACATAATCAAATGGATTTAAATAATTAAAATGATTTTTATCAAATAAACTTACACTTATTCCTATTTTATAACAATGATTAAATTTATTTATTAATTTATTAAATTCAGAATGACTTTTCATTATTGGACCACAACAAAATATGAATACATCATATGATTTATAGTCGCAATTTTGATAAACATTTGTTCCTTTAATATTTTTAAAATTACTACAATAAGTTAAATGATCAAATAGATAAAATTTGGATAAATAATTTGTTAATGTTTCAACAGCAAGTAAATCTCCGATTGTTCCATTATTACTGAATGAACCATACCAGCATATTATTATTTTTTTCATTATATATATATACATAATGAAAAAAATAATATATATATTGTGGTTACAAGGTTTTGATAACCCTCCAGATGTTGTTAATCAATGTATTAATTCATGGGAATATTACAATCCCTCATGGAAGATAATTTTAATTGATAATAAAAATTTAAATAATTACATAAACCTTGAAGAATTTATAGATAAATCTTTAATATATGATTATACTGCCTTATCAGATATTATTCGTATTTTATTATTAAAAAAATATGGAGGATTATGGGTTGATGCAACAACATTTTGTAACAAACCACTCGATGATTGGTTATTAAGTTTTATTAAAGAAGGTTTCTTTGCTTTTAATAAACCAACCCCAGATCGATTATTAAGTACTTGGTTTATATATGCTGAAAAAGAAAATTATATTATTGATTTATGGTTTAATCAAACTTTACAATATATAAAAATAAACAAAAAACCACATACTTATTTTTGGTTTCACTATTTATTTGAAAATTGTTATAATAAAGATACTAAATTTAAAGAAATCTGGAATAATGTTCCTAAATTATATGCAAATGGGTTAGGTCCACATTATTTACAAGAAAAAGGATTCTTCAATCATTTAAATAAAGATATCAAAGAAAATATAGATAACAAAATAACACCTTTATTTAAACTAACTTATAAATGTAAGTTTCCTCATTTTGATGAAAATTTAAATCTTTATTATTTATATTCATCCATAAAAAAAGACAAATAAATACTCTTATTTCATTCAAAGAAAAGATTTATTCTTCCTTTTTCCACCACCAATCAAATCCTTTTGTCTTCTTCTTATTGTTTTTTGAATTCTTTTTTGATAAACACTACAGTTTTCGTCTTCACATTTTTTTCTTTGGGTAAGTTTTTTAACGTAGTTTGAATTTTTTTTAATTTTTGTAAAACATTTGTCATATTTTTCTCGTTGTATTTTCCCCTCTTCTTCATTTTTGGGTATTGTTATGGAACCACATTTTTTAGTAACATTTTTAGAAAATTTGCTTCCTTCTTCTTTTATTTGCGCAGATGTAATAATATTTCCACAATATTTATCACCACAATGGTCTAAATCATTCATCATACGATCGATTTCTTTCATATTATCTAATTCCGTTTTACTAAATTTCATTTGAGAACGTCTTGATGAACCACTACTATCGTGACGACGATGTTTTTTCGTTTTTTTACTAAATGAATTAATGGCTAAATAAATTCCTCCTACAGCAATTAAAGGTAATAAAATAGCACTCATATATATATACACTTTTAAAAAAAGTGGAGCAAAATCTATATTGTTTTGATTGTGAATCAACATTCGTTTCTACAAGAAATTTTTGCTCCACTTTTTTCTAAAAAGTGGATTAAAAACTGGATATTACGGTCATACGCAACGTCTTCTTCAAAAACGTATTTTTTTTATTCACAAGCATTTGTGAAAACACCTTCTCAAACAAATCCTCATTTTTCAACATCGTCCCAGTCTTGTAATGGTCTTCAATGTATTGACAAAATGCCCTTTGATGATTCACTGTTTTTTTGAAATCCAAGAGAGAAAAATGATGTTTGTCGCACCATACAATAAAATCCTGGTAATCATTCAATAAAACAGTTTTAATCACATAATACGCCAATACACTCGTATCTTCTTTGTAAAAAGCGGTGCGTTTGATTTCCGCTTGTCGAGACCCCCCATATAAATCGTTATACCTTAATCCCATAAATTCCAACACTTTGACCATTTGAAAGAAACTGAATTTTCTCTCCAAGTCAATAAAGAAATAACTCATTTCTAAAAACTTTGGTAAGTCGTTTTTATTTGGAAGTAGGAAAAAACTGGTCAATAAACAATTCATTATTTCCGCCCAAAATTCCGTATACGCTTCGTACAAATTTACCTCGGAATTTACTGGAAAAATGGATAAGATATGTTCCTTGCAATAATCACTCGTCATTGCTGAAAAATCAAGACCAAAATTATGAAAAGTTTCATGTAAAAAAACCTTAAACCATTCTTCCTTGCGAAAAATAACAATTTCAGATACAGGAATACAAGTATAGGTAAATGCGGTATTGGCGTGATTTTCACGGATAATATCAATCGACGAATTTGGTAGAATCTTCAAGAGAGAAGTCAAATAAACATAAATGGTAAGTGTTTTAGAACATTTTTTAGAAGCATAGGAGTCAATGAGTAACAGCCACATGATCATTTTCTCTACATATTGGGAAAAAACCTCAATAGGTTGATGAATATCCTCGGGTTCCAAAATAAAATATACTTTGATATTTCTACCAAGGAGAGAAAACTGGTATTCGATTTGATAAACGGCCGTTTCTTCAATATGTTTACGAATTTCTTGTGGAAACCCCTTGCTATTAAAGTTGTTTGGTTTAGGAATTTGGGCGACTGTATTTATTTTGCGGATTTGAGAATGAGATACTTCTTTTTTTAAAGAATCAATCTTTTTCATTTCTTCAAAGAATTCGGTAAACAATTTTTCTGTTTTTTTATGATTCTGTTTTTTTATTTTTTCAATGGGTAGTGATGCAAAATATTTGATGAGGGAACGACTTTCTGGGCTAAGTTTATTTTTTATCATTTTTATCAAGAAAAATCGGTATAATACTTTACTATAATAGTAAATTATTATATTCTTTTACCTCTTTTATCTTTTATAAAAAAGAAAAGAAGAAAAGAAAAGAAGAAAAAAGAAAAGAAAAAAGAAAAAAGAAAAGAAGAAAAGAAAAGAAGAAAAAAAGAAAAGAAGAAAAAAGAAAAGAAGAAAAGAAAAAAGAAAAGAAGAAAAAAAGATAATATTTTATCCGGTTATATTTATAGAAACGAACCTTATGGAAACTACTTGGATCTTTATTATCATCGGAGTTCTCATCCTTTTTTTCCTTTTTACAAATACTATTTATATTACAACTTCCACGTCTACTGTGGAAGAACCAAAGAATAATTGTGGACTAAGTAAGTACGGTTGTTGTCCAGATAAAATTACTTCAAGAACCGATGCTTTGGGCAATAATTGTTCAAAAAAATCAACTACATCAGCAGTGACTTCCCCACCTGCAACCACCATACAACCAAGTCCTTACGTGGCACAAAATGTCGCCAATACCACTCCGTATCCACCAGCAACCATGAACCTATCAACCATGTTAGTACCCATTCCGATTCCTCCACCAGGATCAGTAGCGCCTACCCCTTTCGCTTCGCCGAAGGCAGACCAACAACAATTACCACCCAAAGTAACAAGTACAAATACACAGAATTAGATAGATAAATCACTACGAATCTCCATCAAAGAATCCATAGTCACCGGTTCTTTCCCGCGACTATGACTCATTAATTTTGCCTTTTTACTAGCAACCAATAATTCTTTCAAATCCGCATTTTGCGAAAATTTCGCATATTGCGCTTCTTTCAAACTCTTTTGGTCTCTTTTCCCGAAAAAATCCGCGTCGATTTCTACTTCTCTTGGACGAAGCAATTCGCCCTTGTATTTCCCCGTCTTTCCACCCGCCGATTTTGCCATTGCCGCGTCTTTGGACATTTCGGTTCCAGAATCCAGAGAGAAACTCAAATAAAAATCCGGATTTCCCTTTTTGAATTTACTTGCTTGATAATAATGTTCTACCGAAGACCATTGATGATTGTCCAAGGTAAAAGGTGCAATCCAGAAATTGGATAATTTTTTACGCCATTGAGGAATGGTAGCCAACTTGGCAAAGTCTTTCAAATGGTCTTTGGGAATTTTCTCTCCGGACCCTTTCCCAGGAAGTGGTTTATCATTCGATTTTATATAAAATAAAAAAACAATATCATCATCGTATAAACCGCGAAGTTTTGCTTCACTTAATTCGGTGTCCAAATACACATTGTCTTCTTCTTCCCCTCGATGGGAACTCTGTTTGGCAGAAATTTCTTTTTTCATTTTTTGGAAATCAGGAATGAGAGAAAAAGGACCCGCGTTTTTTTCCATACATTTATCAATAATTTTTCTTTTTAGGTCATAGGGTAATTCTGCGAATTTCAAAATCGATTTATTTTTATAACTGACCAATTTATAATGATAACCATTGAAATCTACCATGATATAAAATTCGGGACGAAATACCCCTTTGTTTTCTAATACACGGTCATTTAATTGACCACATTGGATCACATTGTTTAAATCTTTGGTTTGATAGGCTTCATAAGACAAAGGAATCATCTTTATATTGAGTACTCTCTCCATGGTAGATAATGCCCAGGTATCTGCCCAAAATTCACACGATTGTACTTTCTTTTTGAATTTTTCCACAGTATCGACACCTTTCATAAATTTATATTCGTTCAAAATTTGAGCGGTTACCTTTTTCTCGTGAATGATTCGATCATGTTCATCTTTTATTTTTTTCGCATTATCCAAAAGTGTTTTTTTCTCATTGCGATCCAAGACTTGATTGAATTTTTCTTTCAAGGAACTATATTGTGCATCCAATTCTTTGATTTGATTGGTATCCGTAACAAGTGCGGTATGATACATATCGTAATGTTCTTTGTAACCGTAGAAAAGTTCATCCGTGATTTCATTGCTTAGCATTTTTCGTAATTTAGTAACGGTTGTTTGCTGACCGATACTTGAAAAGGCATCACGTAAAGTGGCGAAAAAACAATCCCCGGAGCCTTCGTTGTCAATGATTTCATAATTTGGATTTTTCATGTATTTTTGTATCCAAAGATGTTCTTTGGTTTCGTGATAAGTATCTTTTATGTTTTTTGCAATCGTCTTTGTTTCTTCTTGGAGAAAACCAGGAATCTTGATTCCCTTGGTTTGAACAAAATTCTCTTTTCTCTCTTCTGGAATTTCATAGGTTTCCAAATTCTCTTTTCTTTCTTCTTGTTCCTCTTCTTCTTCCTCTTCTTCTTTTTGTCCTAAATCGGTAATCTCTGAATCTTCTTTTCCAGGATTCAATCTGGATTTCAATAACCAATCTTTGGTGACATAGGTATAAATAAGAGGATTGTCTAAACGGTCAATATCTAATTGGTCATCGTCTAAAATAATTAAATAATTGCTTGCTTTTATTTCGTAGACACCGATTTGAACTACCTTGTTGTTTTCTTTTACTAAATAAATCGGAAAATACAATATATTTTTTTTATCGTAGGTGTTTTTCGCAGAGCCGATTGCAATGATGATGTCGATACCATCAACCGTAATTTGATACAAATTGGCTTCTTTTTGAAAATCATTGGCGTCCACTGTTTTTAACTCTGGATAACTGACTTGAGGATTTATTTTCGATAGGACCATTACTAATATAAATCAACATATTATAAGGGGAACCTGTACGGTTCCCCTTTGACCCCTCCCTTTAAGGGGAACCTAAGGTTCCCCTTTAACCCCTCCTCTTGGCGCGCGAGTTCTACAAAGAAAATAACAATCATATTATGCGTAGCACAATATCATTGTGGAAATAATTGTCAATGCCAGCGCCGAGTCAGGCAACAATAATCATCACAGAAGGGAATATGATTTTCAGGACTTTGTCCTGAAAATCTGGCCGGAGGGGTCATAGGGGAACCCTCTATAGAACCATAGGTTCTATGAGGGGTTCCCTTAAAATAAGAGGTACTTTTTCGTAAAAGAGTCTTTTTTTAATTCTTCCAAATAAAACCATAATTTCTTTCTTTTTAAAACAGTATGAGTGTTTTTGGGTTCATTTTCAAAAGAAACAATCGCTTCAATTAATTCATTTTTATTTTTATTTCGTGACCTTATTTCGTAATAATCACATATCATGGACAATTGTTTTACCGTGAAATTAACTTGATAATTTACTTTTCTAGAAAACATCTCGTCATCAATATCGATGTCAAATTGAAATCCGATATTATCTGTAAGAATCAAAGGTTCTGTTTCTATTTCTTTCAAACAAAAAACACAAACAATGTCACCTTGACAAAAACAAGGTACGGAATCATGATTCATCAAATCGCTTTCATTTTCATTATCTTCAAATTCTTCCAAGGTAAAAAAAATATGTTCATCGGACATTATTTATCTAGTCAACAAAATATAAATATAAATAAAAATAGTGATTTGTTTTTAAGTCCCTTTGTAGGGGGACATACATCCCCCTACCCTACTCTACGTATCATTCATATCCATAAATTTAAAAATTGTTTTGTTGGTCAAACTCAAATAATCCTTGGTCTTGACACTCGCTAATATTCGAATCTTTTTCAAAAACTGATATTCTTTTTCAACGCAATCATACATATCCTTTTTCCATAAAACCGAAATCAGTTCTGCGATTTCATCCACTTCATTTTTTTTATTTTCCATCTTTATCCATTGAAATAAAAATTCAAATAATTTATTTAATAGTTGAACACCGATTTTAATATCAATCATTTCTTGTTTTATCAAATTTACTAAAAACTCACACATGGATTTTCTCTTCTCATTTTCTTTATTAATTTTACAAAATTTATCATAATCTACGGTAGAATCCACATATTCAATGGTTTGAATAGATTGTTGAATTCTATTTACTAATTCAATCGTCTGTTTTTCTTTATGATTTAATAAAGGAGTATCATATTTTTCCAAAACTTTGGAATATAATAAAACATAAATCTTGGAATAAAAACGATTCATAAAAGCATTTTCAAAAATTTGATTATATACAATGTCCAACACATTATCATTAATATCATTCTTTTTTAGTTCTTCAATAATAATAGAAATACGAGAATACATATCTTCCACATTTTTATCAGTCAATTTATTTAAATAGGAACGTATGACATCAAATTGTGCTTCAATACCCGTTTTTTGTTCTATTTTTGTGGTATGAAAACTACGAATGGTTTCCCAATGATCATCATTCCCAGTTTCTACATGATTACGTCTTACTTTCTTATGATACCCAGAAGACGTATTCGTATTTTCTGTATCAATTTTACTATTTTGATAATCCGAATTTATTTTTATTGGATTTTCTTTTTTTTGAAAAATCGGTGTTTTTACATAACTAGGAGAACCAACTTCATTGGATATTTCATTAATTAATTTTAACGTAGATTCAGATAATTCAAAATGAAATCCATTAAATATAATAGTACGAAAATCTTGCAATGAATATTGTTTTTGTATCTCCATTCTTATAATATTATATTAATTATAGTTTGATTCATTTATATCAATTTTTTTATTTATATTCATTTTTAAATAAACTTAAATATAACCAAATTATAATATATTATATAATGAAGAATAGTTTGGAAAATAATATAAACAGCGAAGAAGATTTTCATCTACGGAATGAAGACAACCCACTCAATGTAAAAGAAAATGGCGACAACAACAACAACAACAACAATAATTATGATATTCATCATTGGGATGAATTAGAAATGGATGTCTCCATTTTACGAGGAATTTATGCGTATGGTTACGAAAATCCGAGTCCCATTCAAAAAAAAGCGATTAAACCGATTATCATGAGAAAAGATATTATTGCACAAGCACAATCTGGAACTGGGAAAACGGCCACTTTTTCCATTGGTGCATTAAGTATCATAAAGGTAGAAGACCCGGTCGCTCAAGTAATCATTATTTCACCTACACGTGAACTAACGATTCAAACAAGTGCGGTCGTTTCAGGAATTGGTAGTATGATACCAAAGTTGAAAGTACAAACCTTTTATGGCGGTTCATCGGTAGATGAAAATGTGGAACAATTGAGAAACCCCGGTCATATTTTATGTGGTTGTCCAGGACGTTTATATGATTTAATACGTCGTAACCGAATTAATACCAAAACGATTCAAATGATTATTTTAGATGAAGCAGATGAACTTTTGTCCCAAGGTTTCAAAGAACAGATCTATAATATTTTTAAATATTTGAATAGTGATGTTCAAGTTGCATTATTTAGTGCAACCCTACCTCCTAATATTTTTGCCATTACCGAAAAATTTATGAGGGATCCGGTGAAAATTATTGTCAAATCGGAGCAACTTACTTTAGAAGGAATTAGTCAATTTTATGTTGCTTTGGAAGATGAATATCAAAAATATGATACCTTGAAAGATTTATATTCCAACATTTCTTTATCCCAATGCATTATTTACTGTAATAGTGTGAGACGTGTCGAAGATTTATATTACTTGATGTTGAAAGATGGATTTCCAGTATGTTGTATTCATAGTAATATGGATCGAAACGAGAGAGAGAAATCTTTTTTAGAATTTCGTAATGGTAAATCCAGGGTGTTAATCTCTTCGAATGTGACCTCGCGTGGAATTGATATTCAACAAGTAAGTACCGTCATTAATTATGATATTCCAAAAGATATTTATAATTATTTACATCGGATTGGTCGTAGTGGTCGATGGGGTAGAAAGGGTACAGGAATCAATTTCATTACTCGACGCGATGTACAAAAATTAAAAGAAATTGAGGGGTATTATGCTTGTGAAATTAAAGAATTACCTGCGGATTTATCGTTTTTCAAGGGGGTTTAGAAAACTTGGAATTTTCTAAATGTTATATATAATGATGTTTCATTGGAAAACCGTAATGTTTTTATGGTTAATTTCGATTTCTTTCATATTTTTACTATTTGGTATTTTAGAAAGAAACAACTATCCGAATCTTATTTTTTTTAATATGACAATGTTATGTCTTCTAATATTTACAGTTTTATTTCTCGGAAAAAAATACTATCCTAGTATGATTATTGGGGGGACAATATCAGGTATCTTTTATATTTTTTTGTATCGTGATTATTTTTCAAATTTATTATTGTAAAACTATAATTTTTGTATGCAACAGTATAAAAATACAAAAAGAGAGATCAAACTCGGGATAAGTTTCCCTGAATCAATTGATTCCCTTTAATAATAAAAAGAAAGGGTGTTAGGTGAAAAGGAGGGGTCAAAGGGGCATAGGTTTCGCTGAATCCATTGGTTCCCTTTAATAATAATTTTTCTATGACTGTTATAAATGACAGTGATAGAAACCGAAACAGAAATATTCGAACTACCGATTTTTTACAATGAAAAAAAAAGGATGGTGAAAGAAAATATTCGAAAAGATTTAGAGTTATCACATACCGAGAACGAAGAGTTGGTTTCAGAAAAAGAAGAAGAAGAGAAAGAAAAATATGAAAAAGAAAAACCAATATATCATTACGTTTTCAATTTGGATTTTGATAATAAAACCACCAAAAATGAATACAAACATAAAATGGTTGATAAAATGACCAAATATTATACGACCGATATTTCCTTTTTAAAAGATTACCAAAAACTATTGAAAAAATACAAACCTTTCAAGGAATCGGATCGAAAAGAAGATTTCGATTTATCTTCCATGGTAGATAGGTGGAGAGAAATTAAAAACGACAATGGATTCAAGGAAAAATATTTTTACATCGATTGGCCCATCTGGGAATTTTTAAACCGATCGGAATGTTTTTTACAAATTATGAGTATTTACAATTTAAGTGCCCCCGTTTTATCTCTCTTATTACCCATTTTTATTCTCATTTTTCCTTTTTTCATTATTAAAATGAAAGGTATGGATGTTACGATGAATGAGTATATTTCGATTTTAAAAATGCTTGCTTCCAACCACGCATTTGGTAAATTATTCACCGAATGGAATTCCGTGGAATTAAACCAAAAAATCTATTTAGTCGTATCTGCCCTTTTCTATATCTTTTCCATTTATCAAAATTTCTTATTATGTATTCGATTTCATATGAATATGAGTAAAATACACGAATATGTGAAGAAGATCAAAGAATATATTCATGATACTTTATTAAAAATCGACCATTATTTATCTTATAGTGATCCGTTGTCTAGTCATGAATCATTCAATCGGTGTCTAAAAGATAAACGTATTCAGTTTTCCAATCTTTATGATAAATTAGATAAAATCAGTAGTTCTTCTTTTTCTCTCTTTTCGTTAGGTTCTTGGAATCAAATCTTTCAAATTGGATATGTTCTAAAAACTTTTTACGAATTATATGATAATAATATTTATCATGAATTGATGGAATATTCTTTTGAATTTCATACTTATTTGGAGTGTATCGAAGGCCTTCAAGAAAACATTACCCAACAACAAGTTCATTTTGCTGAATTTGAAAAGAAAGAAAAAGGTCAAGAGAGAAATAAAAATAAAAAGACCAAGACAAGAGAAAAAAATGCTTTGTTTAAAGACAATTATTACGTTGTTTTAAAAGACCGTAATCCAATTAAAAACGACGTTTCTTTCGATAGGAATCTTATTTTAACTGGGCCAAATGCTTCTGGAAAAACAACGGTTCTAAAATCAATCTTAATTAATATTATCTTAACCCAGCAATTCGGATGCGGTTTCTATACCGCCGCTTATTTAAAACCGTACGATTATATCCATTGTTATTTAAATATTCCGGATACATCTGGACGTGATAGTTTATTTCAAGCAGAAGCCAAGCGTTGTAAAGAAATTCTGGATACCATTGAAGAAAACAAGGAGGAAGATAGACATTTTTGCGCTTTTGATGAAATTTATTCTGGAACAAATCCTGAAGAGGCGACGTTAAGTACAGTAGCATTTATTGATTATCTTGTGAAATATAATAATGTTTCTTGTATTTTAACCAGTCATTTTATCAAAGCGTGCAAGAAATTGGGTAAAAACAAAAGGATTGAGAATTATCACATGTTGGTTGAATCAAATGTAAATGAAAACAATCAATCATCCATAAAATACAAATACCAATTGGAAAAAGGAATTTCTAGTGTTCAAGGAGGAATTCAAATATTAAAAGATATGAATTATCCACAGAAAATTTTGGAACAAACTGGGATAGGCAACAAACTGGGATAGGCAACAAACTGGGATAGGCAACAAACTGGGATAGGCAACAAACTGAGATAGGAATTCGTTAATTCAAAGATTTAAATAATCTATGGATTTAGTAAGAGTAATAATGACTTTGACTGAATTGTTTAACCCAAGTTTTTTTATGCTTTTAGGAATATTATTATTGGCGATTTCGTTTTTAATCTTTTATTTTGAAAACAAAGCGAGAGAACAGAATCATAAGATAAATTCAATGTTTAGTTTGGTTTCTTCGATCACAGAAGAATTAAATAATGCAAATATGCGAATCCATTATCTAATGAATGGTGGAGCAGGAATTCAGGAAGCATCCTCGAATTTAAATTCAAATATTCATACCGTTTCGATTCCTTCCAATACCTATTTAAATGATAATAAAATTGAGGTATCTGAGGATGAGGATGAGGATGACGAAGATGACGACGAAGACGATGAAGATGAGGATAATACAGATGAAGAAGACGAAGACGAAGAAGATGAAGACGAAGAAGAGGGAGAGGATATCGATGATGATAAAACATATTATCAGGGAAGTAATCATAAAGAAAAATCAATGATGCCAACTTTAGAGGAACTCAGTGATTTAGACGAAGACGATTCCATGAATGGAGTCGAAGAAGAAGAAGAGAAAAAAGAAATCAAAATTTTAACTATCCATAATGAAAATGAAGAAAATGAATTCATTCCTTTAGAAGTAACAAGTGATTTAAAATCGATTCATATTTCTTTAGACAATACAAATGAACATACGGATTATAAAAAACTTTCTGTACAACAATTAAAAAATATAGTAGTTCAAAAAGGTTTAGTCGGTTTAGAAGAAGCAAATAAAATGAAAAAGGGAGAATTACATAAATTATTAGGCGAATTGAATGTTTAAGTAATTATTCAGATACCTTTTCTAAGGGTTATATAAAGATGTCTTGGGCAACTTGTTATTCTGGTTCAAATAATATTCATTTTAATTTTCCACCAATTATGGCAGATGGTAGAAATTATGCATCTTGGCAACCGGACGCTGTGATTAATCAACGTATCCAAAAACAAGAAAATATTCAATCCAATTGGGGATATCGCCAATACATGCAACATAATGGACTCGCTATTATGAAATACAATGGAGAAGAAGCGTGTTACGATTTAGGATTGAGCCCTCACGTTTATACAGGTAAAACTCCTTCGAATAATGTACCTTATCTTTATAAAAATACGTATGATAATAATCAACCTGGATATGGTTATACAAATAGTGATTTGAAAAATCCATATTTATCAAGAGAACAATTAAATGCGCGATTGATTGCACCTTCGATTCAAATACAAAAGATATAAAAATCGAATCCGAATTTTAGTACCATTTTTTTTCTAGAAGATGATAATCTTCAAAGAAATGAAATTTCTTTTGTATGAAAGAAACAATTTTTGTAAAAAGAAAATAAAAACAAACGATCGCTAAACAAGCCAGAAAAAATGAAAATAAATACCCTGATTTAAGTTGAGGTATTTCTTTTACTGCAATCATTGCATAAATTAAAGAACTGATGGTAAAGCAATTGGCAAAATCGGTCAAGATAATCACGCAAAAAGTAATAATAGCATTTAATACGATGACTCGAGTATATTTATGAAGGAATAAGTAAATAAAATAAGATGTAAAAGAGGCGATAAATGAACTACCTAAAATTTGATAAACGGTGATATTTGTATTGATGTATTGATAAGCCATTGAAAAAGCGGCGACTTGATAAATATTGATGGAATATTTTGTGAGAAAAGAGAATTGTGATAAATATAAGAGGGTCCAGATCGTAAGAATAAATAATAAAATATGATGTTTTTCAAAAATAAGGTATTGGATCGTTTTTGTTTCTCTTTCATTTAAGGGTTCTGTTTGAATATTTGTCATAATTTTGGTTTAACTATATATTATATTTATTTTATATAATATATTGTTTATTTATTTGATTTGTTTGAAATGAGAATTTTGAGTATTGATGTCGGTATTAAGAATTTAGCCCTTTGTTGTTTTGAAAAAAAGGAAGGAGAGACGTTTTTTCAAATCACGCATTGGGATATTTTAAATATTGGGGAAAAAGAAACGTTGGTTTGTTTAGAAAAAGAAAAGGAAAAAGAGAAAGAAAAAGAGAAACCTTTAAAAAAATCCAAATCAAAACAAGGGTCAAAAATGAGTATTCATGAGAACCCAGAACAAACATCCAATGATTCAAACATTTGTGGAAAACCAGCCAAATTCATTAAAAATCATCAATGTTTTTGTTTAAAACATGCCAAAAAAACAAATTTTCTTATTCCCACCAATGAACTGAAACCCGCATTCATCAATAAACAAAAAGTACAGAAATTATTTGAAATGGCGGATCAATATCATATTCCTTATGATACCAAAACCAAAAAAGGAGATGTCATTTCCCTCTTGAATGAATATGTAAATGATACTTGTTTGGAATCGATTCATTCGGTCAATTCCTCCAAAGTAGATATCATTACGATTGGGAAAAACATTCAATTCAAATTGGATGAAATGTTTTATCAAAACGAAGAACCCTTTACCATTGATTATGTGATTATTGAAAATCAAATTAGTCCCATTGCGAATCGTATGAAGACCATTCAAGGGATGATTTCGCAATATTTTATAATGAAAGGAAATGTCAATCATATCGAGTTTATTTCTTCGGCCAATAAATTGAAAGATTTCACGTGTAACAGTAGTAATAGTATTGTTGGATTAGAAAAAGAAAAAAAAGAAAAAAAAGAAAAAGAAAAAGAAAAAGAAAAAGAAAAAGAAAAAGAAAAGAAAAAACCGTTGGACTACAAAGACCGAAAAAAAGCGGGGATTGAAAAATGTTTGCAATTATTAAATGAAAATCCCTTGTTTCAACCACACTTTGACCATTTTCAAAAACATAAAAAGAAAGATGATTTAGCAGATTGTTTTTTACAAGGATATTGGTATCTTTCTGAGAAGTTAGTTGGATAGAAATCTCAATCTTTTTTTCGGACGAATATCTAAGATAGTAAAGACAAATGGGTGGTGGATCATCAAAGTCGATAAGTAATGCTTTTAAAAGTGTAGGTAATTCTATTGAATCTGTAGCAGATAAAGCAAAAAAAGCGGCTGAAGATGCTGCAAGAAAAGTTAGAGAAGAAGCCGAAGCCGCTATAAAATTGGCTGAAATGACGGCAGATGTAAAAGCACAAATACAAAAAGAAATCAATTCCGGAATTGGTGTAATTAAGGATGAACTACAAAATGTAGTCAATGATGGAATCAATACCATGACCTCAGGAATAGAAGATAATTTAGTCAAAGAGGTAAATACCATGACGACAACCGTGGCAAATAATGTAAATACGACAATGGTAAACAAGTTTGGTTCCGTATTCACTCAAATGGGTGCGATTCTAAAAAAAGGAATCATCGACCCGTTAATTACACTTTTCAAAGGAATCATTACTGTTTTTGTTCAACTCTTTAATATTATAAAAACAGTAGCAGATAAAATTGCTTCTCTCCCCACTTGTATTCCTTTTTATGTTTTTGACGCAACTAGTAAGATGATTGTAAGTTTCTTTAAGAGTTTCTTGCCTGGTTTTATCTTTGATTTTTTTAAGAATATTTATAACTGGACTTTAGGAATTTTTGTCAATTGGTTTTGGAATTTCGTAGGATGGGATGATGCCAACCAACGTTGTTATAATTTCAATATTAATTCCGAAATTTCAAAAATGGATCAAGTGACGAAAAATATTGGTAATTCTTTCAAGGCGGGATTCGGAAAAATAAATTTTAACAGTATACGTTTTTAGATACATATTTATGTTTGATGATTGCAAATTAAAAATAATAACTAGTATTAATAAGTAGTATTAAAGAATGTCTTTTGGATCTTTGAATGTAAAAGGTTTGGTAGATGATGCATTAAATGGAATAAAAAATGAACTTGCCAATGGTATAAAAAGTCAAATCAATAATGCAATCGAACAATTAAAAAACACAATTGGGGCTCAAATTATGAATGCCATAAAACAAATCGAAACTACTTTTAATGATTTAATTGTCAATAAATTTGTCTCTGTTTTTACTCAAATTGGAGATATTTTAAAAAAAGGAATCATTGACCCATTGATGGCACTTTTTAACGGAATCGGTGGTATTTTTATTCAAATATTTAATATTATAAAATTGATTGGAGATAAAATTATATCTCTTCCAAATTGTATGCCCTTTTATATGGTGAATGGCTTTTTTTCTTTTATCATAGAGATGATTAAATATATTGTACCTGGTTTTATTTTTGATTTTTTTAATAATATCTATCAATGGACTTTTGGAATTATAATCAACTGGTTTTTAGATTTTTTTGGTTGGACCGAGGCAAACCGTAAATGTAATTCATTCAATGTAGATGATGAAGTCTCGCAAATGGATCAAAATCTAAAAGATATAAGTAATACTTTTATATCCGGTTTTGGAAATATTAATTTTAGTACCATCAAGATTTAGTAAAATCATTATCTACAGATACAACATAATTATAATTATAATTATAATTATAAATTCGTAGGACTTAAAAATAATTATTATAATAAAGATAATAAGGATTCACAATGTCAGATATGATTGAACTTTCTAGTTTTGATTTTAATGATCCTATGGATTTTAATGAAAGAGATCTAGGTACTAGCGGTAGCGGAGGTGGAAATAGTTTAAGATCAACGAATTTTGGAGGTGGGATTGAACTTTTAATGAATGACCGAATAAAGGAAGGTTCTGGAAGAGGAGGAAATACAGATATCAATATTGACGATTTGAATAATTTAGAAGAAGAACTGAATAACTTAACCGAAGACACAGAACCCCTTTCTTTCAACAATAAATCCGATTTCTTTTCACCTACGGAAGATCAAGAAAGACATTCGGTTCGTTTTGATAATGGTACAAATGACAGTAATAGTAAAGGGTTTTCTCTTGGGAAATCAACCGCAGAAACAAGTACCGATTCAAAAACCTGGGATGGATATGGCAAATTCAATAATATTCCTTTGAATCCGGATAAGAATGTGAGTTCTCAACCTAAAATGTCGAAAGAGGAATTATTGAGAGAAAAATTCAAATATTTAAGAAAGTTGGAAGGATTGGAAAAGAAGGGGGTCGAATTATCGAAGAAATATTCAATGGATTCTCCTTTAGAAGAAATGCAAGGAGAATATGAAACCATTATGGATGAAAAGGTAAAACAGAATTCCGTAAAATTTCAAGGAAATATGATGATGGCGGTTATCAATGGAATCGAATTTTTAAATAATCGTTTTGATCCCTTTGATATTAAACTTGATGGATGGAGTGAACAAATCAATGAAAATATAACGGATTATGACGATATTTTTGGAGAATTATATGAGAAATATAAATCGCGTGCTTCTTTAGCACCCGAATTGAAATTGATGTTTCAATTAGGTGGTAGTGCCATGATGGTTCATATGACCAACACCATGTTCAAGTCAGCGATGCCTGGAATGGATGATATTTTACGACAGAACCCGGATTTAATGCGTTCTTTCCAGAACGCTGCAGTGAATTCAATGTCCCAGAGTAGTCCAGGATTTTCTGGATTTATGTCTGGGTTAATGAATCCAGAACCGGAAGTCGGATATGGACGTGGACCTCCTGCTCCCATGGCTACCCAAGGACCCAATTCGGTGCCACCACCAAGTGGTCGTCCAGGAAATAATAATTATGCCATTCGTCCAGACTTAAATGCCGCTTCACGTTCCGGAATGGGAAATAGTATTTATGTGGATGACGGTATTAATATTCGCGAGAATTATGCGAGTGGACCAACTTTTAATGAACCCATTCAACCACCTCAGAGATCCAAACGTCCTACCACCTCTTCTTCCTCCGGTAATGGAAGACCTGAAATGAAGGGCCCAAGTGATATCAGTGATATTCTTTCTGGATTAAAAACAAAGACCATTAATATTCAGGAATCATCCATGCCTTTACCCCAACCAACTTTTGTCAATCAAGAAAAAACCGTAAATTTAGGACCTCCTCCGTCACCACAAGTGAATGAAACATTTAATATGAATGATAGTAGTACCATTAGTATTAGTGACTTGAAAGAACTTCAATCTTCTGGAAATATCCCCAAACGTAGTGCCAAACGTAAACAAAAATCGGATAAGAATACGATTAGTTTAGACATCTGAGTAGGGGGACATACGTCCCCCCTACGACCCCCTCCTTGTTAAGGGCGTTGGCTTTTTGGCGCGCGAGTATCTACAAAGAAAATAACAATAATATTATGCATAGCACAATATGATTGTAAAAATAGTTGTCAATTCCCGCGCTGAGTTATCAAGGGAAAATGCAAGGTGGGGGTCGTAGGGGGGACGTACGTCCCCCTACAGAAGGTAAGAATATTTCTCTTTAATCAATTCTTGAATGACATGGGCTTTCAAGATTTTATCTTTTTTCAACATTTCTGCGGTTTCAGAAATTAAGTCCTTTCCTTTTAACAGAATAATATGTGAGTAACGATATGCATCACTGATTAATTCAGCAACATCATCATCAATGTATTCTTTATATTTTTCACTCAAATTCGGGTAAATCACATTTTTTCCCATGCCATAATAAACCACCATTTTCTCTGCCAATTTCAATGCCTCTTCAAAATCATTGATGGCACCCGTGGTGACAGACACATCATAAAAGATTTCTTCCGCAATTCGACCTGCCAAAAGAATCATTAGATGTTCAAAAAGTGATTCTCGTTTATAAATATTTGACGTAGAACTTTCAAATACGGTATAGCCTGGACTTTTCGGGGAAGATAAATTAATAATGACTTTTGACATTTTGGAATGATGTTTGGAAAGAATACCTACGATGGCATGTCCCATTTCGTGAATCGCAATATGATCAATAATATCACTCGTGAACTCATGTTCACTTGGTTGCCAACCAGCAATCATTTTATTCAGAACCATATCAAAATCCTCATGAGTGAATTCGGTCCGATCCTCTCTCAATGCATTCAACATCGCTTCATTCAATAAATTCTCAATCTGAGCACCGGAATATCCTTCCGTTATTTCCACCAAATCTTTCAGAATAATATTTTCACTATAAGGTTTCCCTTGAATATGAATATGAATAATCGCTTCTCTCGTGATAGCGTCAGGCATTCCAATATAAATCTTCTTATCAATACGCCCGGGACGCATTAACGCCTTATCGAGAAGATCAACTCGATTCGTTGCACCAACTACAAAAATCCCCGTATTGTTTTTGAAACCGTCCATTTCTACCAAGAGAGCATTCAATGTATTGTCACGTTCACTGGATGCAGTCTCTCCATCACCGGAACGTTTTCTACCTACCGCATCAATTTCATCAATGAAGATAATACAAGGTACATTCTTCTTCGCTAAACCAAATAATTCTTTGATACGAGTAGGACCCACCCCAATATATTTTTCTTGAAAATCAGAGCCAGAAACAGAAATAAAACTACATCCGGCTTCTCCTGCTAAACCTTTCGCTAAAAGAGTTTTTCCATTTCCCGGCGGACCTTCAAAAATTAACCCTTTGGGGATACGAACATTGTATTTCGCATATTTTTTATAATTTTTCAACATATCAATACACTGTTCCAATTCTTTTTTGATGTTTTGATACCCACCAATCTGAGTAAAATTTACTTGATAATTTTTCACCACTTCAAAATTCTCGGATTTGGATTTTTCACTGGAAGAAGTTTTTGGTGGCAAATATGGATTACGGAAAAAGGGTTGTCCGTTTTCATCATTATCCGTATCTGTTTGATTTTCCAAATTCCCAAAATTATCAAAAATCTGGATACCATTCATTTGTTGATATAATTCCGCTGCTGCCTTATTCATATAGATCTTAATCTTCTGTCCTCCATTAATTTTATTTTTTTGATAAATATATCGTTTACTGATTCCATAATTACGATGGTTTGCATAATCTTCTTCGCTCAAATTATTCGAATTGGTATTATTTTGATTATCATCAAAATAATTTGTCTCATCCAACCCTAAAATACTATTGGTTTGAACCGTAATATTTTTCGAATTTAATCGTCGTAAATAGTCTCGATAATAACGCTCCGAAAAATGATAATCTCCTTTTTTGTAAAATACAGACATATCTTTCACAAAACGTTTTTCTTGACAAAGTCCTTTGGATCTCCAAGAGGTATTTTTCAAGTAACCTTTGGAAAAAAAGGAAAGAGACAGATAAAATAATCCTAAAAGATGTTTCATTGGATTTCTATATATTATATCAAAGACAATTTAAATGGTTTTCATTTTATATAATAAAATAACAAATCCTTTCGATAAAATTCTTTTTTTAGAATCTTTTTTTATTATATATTTTTCTTATTTTTACAAGTTGAAAAAATGCAAGAAGAAAACGATAAAAAAAAAGAAACCTTATTACTTGAAAAAAATACAATTTGTATTTCTAAAACACAAGATGAAGAATATCATATGCAATGTGAAATTGAAAATAAAAATTTAATTTTAGAGAAAATCATTGATTTTGATATGATGAAATTAGTCTATGATTTAAATAGGGATATTTATGAAAAAACCGAATTACATAAAATCAATGATTTGGAAGCCGATATTATTTTTATTATGAAAGACCTCTTTCCAGATTTAGGAATCCCGCAACGTTTTGCCTATTTGAAAGTTAAAAAGGAGGTCGAAAAAGACCCTATTACTAAAAAAACAAGTAAAATCATTTTTCAATCCCAATTTATTCTCGATGAAAAGGGGGAATTCAAGACACCGGAACACATTCCACAAAATGTCTATCCATTACCAATTGAACGAATGGACGTCGAATGTATTTTTTTCAATGAACATAAAATGCATTTTTCGAATAAAATCAAAATCAACCAGAAAAAAATGAAAATACCTGCTTTTTTAGAAAAAATGATAAGTACGATTATTTATAAAGTATTTTCAAGATTAAAACAATTTATAGAGAACTATACATTCTAATATATCGATCCATAATGAATCGTTTTTTAGCAAAGTTTATTGATTCACCAATTTTTATCTCTTCTTTTTTACCAAGGATCGAATCACCCATTCAAATACTCAATGACTATGGAGGAATAGGTAAAAATAGAAGCGTAGATGAAAACTTAGAAATGGATGATTATATTGAAATGTTTGTCAATCAATCTCTTGGTTTCTACCAAAAAATCGTTTCCTTTCTCTCTTTTTTACAAATTGGATGGATGATTTTCAGCGAATACATTAGTTATCTTTTTTGTTTTTATATTTACTTGAATCGTTCTTATTCTTATTCTTATTTCATTGGAAATATATGTAAAAAACTAGCGCAATATAATATTTTATATGTGAAATTATTTCAAGCCTTGGCTCTAACTGAAGGATTCGATAATGAATTGATTGAATTTACAGATCGGGCACCTTATCATATCAATGAAATCGATTATGAAACCTTGAACTCCATTTTATTTGAGAATGATTTGGTTTTAGAACAAAAAGAACCTATGAATTCAGGAATGATTTCTCTTGTTTTTCTAGCGAGAGAACGCCTGGGTCATAGTAAACCCTACATTATTAAAATGAAAAGAAAGGAGATTGAAAGAAAAATTCAATGCGGGATTGAAGGAATCTTATCCTTTTTGTCTGGTTTGTCTTTCTTGTCTTCCGTTTTTTGTTTGGATTTTCTGAATTTGAACTTTGTGAAAAAATACAAATTGGTTGAATTGGTCGAGAGAAATGTGAAAATCATTCAACAACAAACTGATTTTCAAAAAGAAGTCGAAAATATCCAACTCGTGAAAAGGAATTGTGTGAATCTAAAATACGTTGTTATCCCCGAAGTTTATCCGCATATTACAGAGCGTTATCAAAACGTAATATTCATGGATTTTGTAGAAGGAAAGACCTTGGTTGAAACGGAAAAAAATGATTCTCTTGGATTTGCAAAATCGGTTTTGAAATTCGGGTTTGTTACTAGTTTTTTACACGGAGTTACCCACGGAGATTTACACGGTGGAAACATTGTTTTTATCAAAGATGCAACGGATTCTTTATATCCGTATAAAATCGGCGTTTTTGATTTCGGTATTTTATGTGAATTGGAAGAAGAATTTCGAAATACACTTTTTGAATGTATTTTAGGAATGATGGAAAGACCTGTGAAAGATACTGCTCGGATGATTTTAGAATCGGGTATTATTGTTACCCCAGAAAATAAATCCTTGGATTTGGTAAAAGATTTATCGGGAAAAAATAGGGAAGAAATGATTGCATTAACTTCGAAAATAATAGGGCAAGTTTTATATGAATCGAAAAAAGCGAATCAATATCAGTTGTATTCTTTTTTGAAAGAATTCGACCGTTATTTGAATCAAAATGAATTGCAAAAAATGGGGTTGAAAATAAGCGATCCTTATGTAAAAGTACAACTCGTTTTGGCAATGGCACACGGTGTTACTATGAAATTATGTGATGATAATTACATTGAAGTTGCTGATCAAGTTATTCAGGAATTGTTTTGTCCTTCTTTCAATTTTGAATTGGAGGATTAATTTTCTTGTACTTTTTTTGTAGATATATTATAACACGATTGAATGAACCAAAATAACAAAACCATAATGAGAACCAATAAAAATATAAACAAAAACAGAATCAAACAAAAAATACCCATGATACCAACCAAATTACAAATCATTGTTGAAACCAATCTACCATATAAAAAATTCAAATATGACCCGGTATTAACTTTACCAAATGCGCCTAGTCATAATATCTATTTCAATCCTTTACAACCTCTTGACGCAAATATTATTCGTAAAATTCCTGAAAATTCACGTATTCTCTCTTTTTTCAACAGTCAAATGTTTCATCAGTTGAATAACTATACCGCACTTTTTCTTCCTCCCCGAAAAACATTGAAAGAAGCGAGTCCTGGAAATGTGGATCGTAATATTCAGATTACTTTAGATACTTTGTTTCCAACCAATGGGGTTTTCTATATTCATCGAGAGAAATATTACGTTGAATTTGTCGAATGGCAAAAGGGGAATTGGTATTTGGAAACGGCCGAACCAAGCAAATATACAGAAGAGGAACTATACGGACCGAATTATGAGATTCCTGTACCCCAAATAAATTCCACCTTCATAAAAAAAGGGGGTGCTAGAACACGTAAAAAGAATTATTCTTTGTATCCTAGAAACTATTCTTACCGTCAAAGACCGTATTCTTACGGTCGAACAAATTCTTACGGTCGAACAAATTCTTACGGTCGAACAAATTCTTACCGTAGAAGACCGAATACTTATTCTTACGGTCGAACACCTTATTCTTACGGTCGAACAAATTCTTACGGTCGAATACCTTATTCTTACCAGAATCGTACGTATAAAAAAAGAAATACAAAATATTTAACGGACCCAAAATATCAAATCCGCATTTTTCTTAGTTTAAAAAAGGGTGAAAAATTAACCGAAGAAGAATTGAAGAAAATCCCTTGTAAAAAACAATGGAAAGATATCACTCATTCCTATACAACGGTAGCGAGTGATATGAAAAAAAATGCAAAAAATGCAGTGGCATCTATGATGACAAGTTTTCAAAAAAAACCTTAATTTGAAATAGGTATTTTTTGGTAATCGAATTTGGCAAAATTGTCTCGATTTTCTTTTTTCTGTTTCTCTCTTTTTGCCTTTTCTAAAACCGCAATTGCTTCCGCCAATTCGGTTTCGGAAACTTGCCCGTCATCATTTGTATCAACTGCTTTATTTAAAACGCGATATTTATGAGGAACGACACATAAATGACTGTCTTCATTAAATAAATGGTCGGATAAAATGGTGAAAATGGCGGTTAATCCAAGCGCGGTATAGATATCACGAGTACCCATCCATGACATGGAAAAGACTAATAATTGTTTACTTAAAGAGAATTTCAAATATTCTTCGGTGGATTTACTAAATTGAATGGTAATGAATTTTGAACCCACATTTAAAAGAATCATGACAATTCCTGCGAAAAATTTACTATTATTTAAAAACATTACGTTATGATTTAAATAATGCAACGCATTTGTAAAGGGTGAAAAGAGAGAAGATTTCGGTGGAATCGGTGTTTTTGGTAATTTTACTTTGGCCATTTTATGTAAAAAGGAATATCTTATACTTAGGAGATAAAATATTTATTACTTAGATTCTGGTTCTAGATTTACTAAAAGTGAAAAGGTGAAAAAAAGGATTTTTCATAAGGCATTACGTCCTCAGAATTTTGATGATATGAATTTCCTACTTGGATAGAATTGGATTGTTTACCTCTTTTCATATTATCTTCTAATCCTAACAAATCAAACCCTTCAAGTGGTTTGAAATTTTCAGTACAAGTAAATGTTTTTTTTATTTGGGTTAGGATAGATGTATCACTTTGTGTGGGAGTAGGGGTAAGGGTTTTAATTAAATTTTTCGCGTCTTCGCGTGCTTGTACTTGTGTTACACTGGATGTAGCGGTTGGTTCTGGTACCACTTGTAAAGGTGTAGGTGTAGGTGTATTCACATTTATTGCAAGTGCTTCTGGTGACTCTGGATATGCTGCGGCATATGCTCTTGCTTCCGGTGTATTCGGATTTTCTTTTATATAATTTTTAAGAAGAATTCCATCTGGTGAGTTTGGGTTTGCAATTGCATCTTGTAATCGTTTTGCTTCTCCTGGTGATTGTTGCTGTTGCTGTTGCTGTTGCTCTTGCTGTTGCATTTGTTGCATTGCTTGAATGTTTCGCGGTTGTTGCTGTTGCCATTGTATATATGCAGATGTTCCTATTTTTGCTGCGATGTTGTCTCCTATTTTTGAGAGAGTTTCTACATAATTCAGTTGGGCTTGTTTTACTTCATCTGGTGATTTTGCGGCATTTACCGCAGATACAAGTTTTATTTGTTCTGTTGTAACATCAAATCCACTATTCGGATTCTGTTTCACATAATCTTGTGCGTTTCTTGCGTTGATTGTTTGATAACTTTTCTTGTTACCCTGACCTTCTTCGATACTATCAATTGCATCTGTGCCTGCTTTTTCTAGAACTTCTTGTGATGGGGTTGCAGGTGCAGGTGCAGCGTTAACGGTTACAGGTGCAGCGTTAACTGTTGAGGTTGGCGCGAAAGATGATGGTGAAGTGGATTCTCTCACACTTGAGGCCATTGGTCTTGGTTCTGCTTTGATGGATGCTTCTGTTTCTGCTTGTTTTGCTTTTTTAAATGCAACTGATTCTTTTGAGAATGGTTTACTATTTGCAATTTTTTCTGCAATGGTTGCAAGGGATTCTAGATAATTTAATTGTGCAGTTGCTAGTGCACTTGGTGAATTTGCTGCTTTTGCTGCTCTTACTTCTTCTAAAAGTTTTATTTTGGCTGGCATAATGCTAAAAAATGGAGGATTCGGGTTTTCATTATTATAATCTTGTGCAATGGTTGCGGCACTTTTTAAAAAAATTTTATGTGGGTCACTACTTCCATTTACACTTGCCATTGCATCTACTGCTGCTTGGTTTCGTTCTTCTTCTTTTAATTTTTCTGACAAATTTGAAATGACATTATTCCTCAACGACAAACCTTCAACGGTCGAATCATTTGTATGCATAATCATTAAAAATAAGACAAATAATACTCCCCCAATTTGATTGCAATAAGTAATATAAATAATCAAAATCACTAAAAAGGCTCTTCCTAAAATTGTTTGGAAAAGTTGGGAAAAAACCCTCGGTTGTAAAAAGAATAAAACCATTAATAAAAAAATAATCATACAAATAATTGCGTGCTTATTTAATTTTTGTATTTCTGTCATATAATAAAAAGGTATATTTTTTTATTCTTTTAGGAAGTTTATTTCTTTACACCAACCAAATCTTTATCATTTTACATTCTTGAACTTAACTTGATAATTCTTCAACGGTATAAAATGCGAATTAAAATCTTCAAGGGTGCAAAGATATAAATTATTATCTTAATTTTTATTAAGAGGAATGTCTTTAGCAATGTATGCGGCACCATTTGATAATAATGAAAATAATGATCAACCACCGCCTATTTATAAAAAAAATTCATCGCATCATAATAAAACTCAAAAAAAATATCCTAAAGAAAGTTTTAATACAAATAAAGTAAATAGCGTTTTAGAAAAGATACATAATGACTCCAATATGGATGATGGGGATGATAGTTTGGGTGATTTTCATTCCAATTTTACTCCACCATCCATGCCTGTTTCTACCGTTCAAAAACCACCCGTAACAGAAAATATGCAAAATCCGAACCCAAATCCGAATCCGAATGCACAAATTCAAGAGATTTTAGGAAAAGTACCAAAACCATTTTATAATGCAGAAGAGAATTTAGACTTGAATAATTTTCAATCCAATTATGGAAATCAAAAGACGGCAGAGGATTATTATAAAAAATATATTCCTCATTACAACTCCAATGTGAATCAGACTTTACAAAAAGCACCTTACCATCATACTCCTGGGTATTATGAGAATGCAAATGCAAACGGTTTTCAGACCCAGGCTTATTTGAATATGAGTAACTCTTATTCTGGTTCTTCCAACTCCTCCTCTCCTTCTCAAGAGGCTCTTATGCAAAAGTTAAATTATATGATTCATTTATTGGAAGAACAACAAGATGAAAAAACCAATCATGTGACCGAAGAAGTGATTCTTTATTCCTTTTTAGGAATATTTATTATTTTTATTGTGGATTCTTTTGCCCGAGTTGGGAAATATGTCCGCTAGGTAGGGGGACATACGTCCCCCCTACGACCCCCTCCTTGCTGTTTTGATTTGGTGTATTGGCGCGGGAGTTTCTACAAAGAAAAAGAAAATAATATTGTGCTTTGTTTAGCGAAGCATAATATTATTTTAGAGATTGTTGTAGAAACTCCGCGCCGAGTTTATTAAGTAAAAAGCAAGGAGGGGGTATCCCTCCCGTAGGTAAGGGACTCCCCCCTACGGAAAAACTCTCTCCGCAGAAAAGGTCGGATAGGCAAAATTATAAAAGAAATAGCCCGTTGGACTTTTTAGAACAGGTGTCGATTTTTTCAATAGATTTGCAATAATCCAATGATTGTGACTAATATTTTCAATGAGACAAAACCCAAAATTATTTTTGTCCGCCGTATTCCAGAAACTATTTTTGAATCCTTGAATAAAAATCTCTGTGGAACACGCGTCGCTTTTTACCGATGCATAACAAGTAAGAATCCTCATATCTTTTTCGATGAAAACACACGAATTACAATAAAAATAAACACATAAAACAACATCTTTTTCTTTTTCTAAAACTGCGCAAACATAGATATTTTTGGTTTGAATCAATTCAAGTAAATTCGAAAAAGAAGGTTCCAACAAAATATCAAAATGGTCTTCATTCTCTTTCAAAAAATCGCGTAGCAAATGTAGATTCTGTTTTGAAAATTCAATGATTTGATAATTTGGTGAAAGGGATATAGGTTTCCTCCAAGTGAAAACCGAGAATCCATAGGTGGTATAAATACAAAGCGGAACAATCCCACTAGTCAATTCTCCTTCTCTCTTAAATAAAGAAACTTGAATGTTTTTATTCAAATGTCGTTGATTGTATTCATGAGTTTGAATCATTTGAGAAGTGATTCCTTTTTTTTGATGGAATTCATTGACACATAAATAATCCACGTAATAAGCAAGAAAAGTTGCATTCGGGTCATTCCCTTTCAAAATCCGGATTTTGATTGGACGACTAGTCATCGATGCAATGATTTTTTTATTTTCAATAATCGTGCCTTTTTTTAAGTCGGTCAGAAGTGATTTTTCCCAGTAAAATGAAAAAAAACAAGGATTTTCTTTGTTTTTTGTGTTTTTTGTGTTTTTTATATTTTTTATATTTTCTTTCTCTCCAATCAATAAAGATTCATGGGATAATCCTTCAAAATAAGGAAAAACATTCATGGATTCAGGTAAGAAAATATTCTCTCCCTTTCGTAAATAATGTTGTTGAAGTAAATGAATCATTTCCAACTTCTGGAGAGAAGTCAATTCATTGTACAATGTGGTTGTAATATCCTTAAAATTTGTATATTTATTCTTTTCTGGTAAATCCATTCGAATAATCCCTGGAGGATACAAATAATAAGAAAAATCATAGGAATGAAAAACAGGTTGGGAAACCCAGAATCCATATTTTGATCTCAAGTAAAGTAGGGTTATCAAAAACACAAGAAGGAAAACAATAAACGCATAAAAAAAGATGGTCAACCAAGGGAAATGTAATAAATAATTCTCAAACATTTTTTTATATTCTTCTCTCTTTATTGAAATAAATATATTCTTTTATATCTTTGCACATTTTAGATATTATTGAGTTAAAATATAAAGATAAAGATAAAGATAAAGATAAAGATAAATGGCCAACTCAAAAACATTGGTATTATATGTATTTCATTTATTGAATGAAAGAGTAGAACATTTTTTTAAAAATGCGGTATTTGAAGATGATCAAATCGATTTTTTACTTATTTGCAATAATAAAGAATTGAATTTTGAATATCCCCATTATAAAAATGTTTCTGTTTTCAAAAGAGAGAATCTGGGGTGTGATTTTGGTGGATGGTCAGAAGGATTATTACATAATCATTTATATAAAAATTATGAAACTTTTATTTTTGCAAATTCATCCGTATTTGGACCTTTTTTACCAGATGATTATGAAGGTAAATGGACGGATATGTACTTGAATGGATTGAAAAAAGATAATATTCATTTATTTGGTAGTACCATTAATAATGCCGGAGTAGAAATGATAGTGAATCCTTATATTCATAGTCATATTCAATCCTATATTTTTAGTATGAATAAAGAAACCGTAGAATATTTGATGGAAATACAAATTTTGAGTATTACAAATTATTCGAAAGATATTTGGGATGCTATTTTTAATAAAGAAATTTTAATGTCTAGGAAAATCATTGAAAAGGGTTGGAATATTGGTTCTTTACAAAAGTTGTATGAAGGGGTTGATTTCACATTTCAAACCAAACCTGCAGAACACTATCCGTTTCATTTTTTAGGAGATGTAACCTTTGATAATGATGGTGGAAAATTATGGGAAAAAACAGAATTAATCTTTGTGAAAGGAAATCGATTTAAGGATATATAATTGTATTTTATTTTTTATATTGATATAAGCCTAAAATCAATATAAAAAGTATGTTGTATTTTTATTTATAAAATGTTAAAACGGAATTTAACTTTTGAAGATATTATTATTTATGATAAAGAGATTGAATTTTCGAATGATGAGAGAAGGGCTGGTTACAATATCGGTAATTTATTAAATATGCCGTATTTATCTGGACAATGGAAACAATGTCCTCATGCCGATGAAGGTTCATTGAAAAGAATGAATTTAGTAGCAGATATTTGTAAAGATTCGATTTTACATTTTTATTGTCAACAGCGACCGGCAGATGAAAAGGTTCCTTATCTTCCTCGATTGATTGATTCTGTGAAAGAATACATTGAAAAGAATGAGTCTTTTTTGGAATCGAATGAAGTTTTTCAACTTGTTCAAAACTCGAATTGTCTTTGTGTTCATATTCGAAGTGGCGACCTAAATGTAGAAGAAGATTATGTAAATATTATTGAACAAATGTCTCATAATTATGAAAAAGTTATTTTATTAGGGGGGATTCATTTGGATGAGTTTTTTAAACCCCATCATATCAAAACCATTGACTTTGTGAATCAAATGAATCATATATTAAGTAAAAATTCGAATATTTTCGTTTATTTAGATAAACCAGATGTTCATTTATCCATCATGCATAAAGCGGCTAATTTAATGGTACATAAAGGTGGATTTTCTTGTTTAGGTTCCATTCTTTCTACTGGAAAATTATTTGCTACTGCTCATTTTGAATTTGCCAATCACCATAATTGGATTGAAAATACGAATCAAAAAAAATACTTCCTTGTAAGGGAACCTCTATAGAACCGTAGGTTCTATGAGGGTTCCCTTATGATCCCTCCCTTAGCCCTTCGGGGATATAACTCGGCGCGGGCTCTACAACAATCTCTACAATGATATTGTGTAAAACATAATATTATTGTCCTTTTCTTTGTAGATACTCGCGCGCCAAAAATCATTCGCCCTTAACAAGGGACGGAAGGGGGGGACGTATGTTACCCTACTAATAATATGATTGTAGGATATAATTATAGAGCCTGCGCCGAGTTAATCAAATTAAAAAGCCAGATTTTTTATCCCCGAAGGGCAAAGGGAGGGATCATAAGGGAACCCTCATAGAACCTACGGTTCTATAGAGGTTCCCTTAAGGTTTGGTCAAAATATATAAATATTGATAATCATAGGCACAATGAAGCAAATCGATTTTCCCTTGAATAATAAAACCGGATTCTTGTGCATAATTTATAATCGTGTTTTGGGGTTCCATATATAAGGTATGTTCTTGCTTTCTCACTTTTCCATCATTGAATTTAAAATTTTCTTTGAATTTGGCGATGTTTGTTCCTTTTGGTAAATCAAAGTCCACCTGATAAACAAAATCATTGAAATGAACCTTGGAATTGGTTCTTCTCTCTTTCCTAGGAGAGACAACTGACAATTCAGGTGTGTTCGATAAAACTGGATCAAATTTTTCTCGGTCTACTAAATGAATAATTAAATAACCGCCATGTTTTAACCATTCATAACAATGATTGAAAAAACGTTGTTTGTCCTCCATATAATAAATGGTAAAATACAAACACAAAATATGAGTAAAAGATTGTGATTTAAATTCATTGTTATTTAAAACATCTCCTACTAAAAAATGATATTGTGGATAATTTTCTTTTGCCTTTTGAATCATGGAAGGCGAAATATCAATTCCGATTACATTTAAACCATTATCTGCCAATTTACCTACATGATGTCCTGTTCCACATCCAATATCTAAAATGACACTTTCACTTGTTGGTGTGGTACGATTAATAATTTCACCGACTTCATAATCATCCTTTAAACTATTGAATACCAAATAGTCATAAATATTGGAATAAAAATCATCATAGACTTGAGAATCGGTTTTAAATAAAAAAGAATTCGTTTGTTCGAATCCTTCTTTCCCAGACTTTCTACGTTGTTTTTCTTCTTCGACTGCTTTAAAAAAGACGGTCAAAATAAGAAACAGGCAAGTGAACAATAATATTTTTCCGGACAAAGGAATTTTTTGATAAGTAGTTACGATGTTTTTTATTAGTTTCATAATGTACAATAATTCAATTCTTTAATATGTATGATTATTTTTTTTTTTATATAATTTATACCATATAATTGAATACAAATGGAAACTATACCTATAGACTCGAATATAGAATCAGTTGAAATCAATGATTTACGAGGTCCAAACGATTTTAAAGGGATTAGTTTTTCTAAATTCAAAAAAACCGATGTTCGTAAAGAATTAATCCAAAGTCTTATTTATTCTAAAGTCGAACCAGGATGTTATTGGAGTGCTGAATTAATTTGTGCCGGTCATTATAGTGATTTATGGGAAGCGATTCTTTTTTTTTACAGTAAATATATTCATTTAGGCAATCCCAAATTGGCGATTTACTTGGAAATGCGAATCCAAAATTTTCGAGATATCATTAGTAATGGATATGCAGGTCAAGAATTGAGAATGCGTAATAATACGAAAATTCGCCGACTTTTTTGCGAGGTCATTTGTATTTTATGTGATTCGAAAAAAAAACATAGTTTTGATGATATTAAAATTGCAACGAATGATTTTGATATGACCTATATGACTGACCGTTTTAAAGCACCAAACATGAATTATTGTGATGATCTTTTTTTAAAAGAAGACCCGAGAGAACTTTTTATTCCGATGAATGAATTGGCATATAATATTTCTAAAGATGTAAAAAATGTCATTCAATCATGTTATTGGATTGAATGGATCCTTGAATACGAATCCACTTGTAAGACGAAAAAAGAAAAATGTAAATGTGAAAGAAGAGGCGACATGCCGGTTCCAAGCAAAGACCAACAAGATATTGTTTGGATAATTTGGTCTGTTTTTTTGGGGGAAATGAAAAAACGCGGATTGCTTATTCAAAAAATTGTGCGTGCTTTACTTAGTTTATTTACATTGAAATATTCGAATACGTGTTTTCGTAAACGTAAATATATATTATACGTGGCAGTGGCCGTATTAACGGAGAGTTTTGATTTGAATGAAGAAATGGTGAGAGAGAAACAAAAAGAAGTCATTATGAATGTTTGTAAAAAGATTGATACTGTTTATGCTCAAATTAAGCAAAATGAGGAATCGCCAAATACCGATTATTTGTTTAAGAATGTGAAAAATGTGAATTTAGAAAAAACGATTGAAAAGTTGGAAAAGATGAATCAGTTTGGAGAGACTTTTCTTCCTCGGATTTAAGGGGTTAAGGATTGGGGGATCATAAGGGGGGGGTACCCCCTTCCTTTAAAACAAGGATTGAGGGATCATAAGGGGGGGTACCCCCTTCCTTTAAAACAAGGATTGAGGGATCATAAGGGGGGGTACCCCCCTTAAAAATAAATTATATTTTTATTATAATGGAAAATCCAAGTAATTCTTTTTTATCATCATCGAATGAAGTACTTTCAAGTCCAGGAGATACAATCATTGAAATACCAGATTCTTCATCCTGGGGATTTTGGTCAACTTTAGGACTCTTTTTGTTTATTATTATTATCTTAGCCATTGCTGGATTTAATCTTTTTTCTTATTTGGCAGTAGGAACAGAAAAGACTGCAAATTGGTTTGAGAGTATAGCGAATACAATAAAACAATATACTGGCAGTTTTCATCTTTCCGATGGATTAGGAAATGTGGTCGGTGTATCCGCTTTAGGAACCAAAGAAATTATTGATAATGTCAGTAAAGATGTAAATTATATTTCGACTTCCATTGATAACACCGCTGAAGAGATTTTAGACCCGATTATTAAAAAAACGGTGAATTTAAAAGGGGTTCCTTTAAGTAAAACGGTTACCCCTTCCAATAATACGGAAAATAATTCACTCAATCGAGCATTGAATACCCAAAATGCATTGGAAGCAGGTGCAAGTGGTCCAAAAGGTTCCAATTATAACGCAGATGATTCGATTAGTCCGATTCAAAAAAATTCTGGAAAAGCGGGTTGGTGTTTTATTGGCGATGATAATGGAACACGTACTTGTGCTCGTGTAGGAGAGAATCAAATGTGTATGTCCGGGGATATTTTTCCTACGAGTGAAATCTGTGTAAACCCCAACTTGCGTGCCTAGTGCCAGTTAGACACTTTTTCAAAAGTGGAAAAGGATATAAATAGAAAATGATAAAATATAATAAGAATGAACAGTTTTCTATTCTTTTTTTTTACAATGTGGTCAGTGGTGGATTCTATTAAAAACCCAACACCAAAATTTTGTATTAATTGTAAACATTTCATAAACGACAAGAATGGGAATATTCAATTTGGTCAATGTGCTTTGTTTTTTCGAGAAGACACTTCTTTTTTAGTGGGTGGTTACGTTACCAAACAACCTCGGTATTGTAGTACAGCAAGAATGAGTGAAAATATGTGTGGAAAAGAAGGGAAAATGTTTACACGAAAATATTTGAAAAAAGATATTAAGGAAGAAAAAGATATTAATGAAGAAAAAACAACTTAAAGAGATATTATTAGAATATAATAAGGAACTTCGTTCCTTCCGATGCACCCTTGGCTCAGTGGTAGAGCAATACACTAGTAATGTATAGATCGTGAGTTCGATTCTCACAGGGTGCTTCATTTATGCACCATTGGCTCAATGGTAGAGCAATGCACTTGTAATGCATAGATCGTGAGTTCGATTCTCACATGGTGCTTTTTTTACTTTACTTTATTTTATTTTAGATTGATTTACAAAATAAAATATTTATCGTTGTTGAGGGATGGCATTGGCACTACGAAAAAATTTGTAATTAACCGGCCATTTATCTGTACTATTGGTCATTACATATCGTTGTTTTGGATAATAAGTTGGTAAACCGTTGTTATAACAAAGTTGAATAACTGGTCCAGGTACATCTGACGCACTCGTAGGTGCACAACTTTGTCCAGATGTAATTGAAATGACTTCGTCAGTACAAGGGTTCACCGTTCGACTACAAATGAGTGAACCTCCATCTTTAATGTTTGCATTCGTGCAGTAACGAACTGGATTCAAATTTTGATCCGTGTTTGGTATGATAATATAACCAACTCTTTGTAAACTTGTTGTATTTGGATTGCTATAGGTTTGAGATTGTGTAGCCCATGTTTTGGTACGATTGGTCCACATTCCTTTGGCAATTTGCGAATAACGCTGTTGTTTCGTTAAATTGGAACTGTTTTTCTTATATTGTAGGATATTTCCCTTCGCCAATACATCCAATTCATATGCTGCTTGTTGTGAAGGAACTGTTTTTTTTAAAATAGGAATGTAAATTTGGTCAGAGAAACTGGTTTCTAAAGAACATCGATTTTGAACACGATTCCAAGCACGAGGAGGTTGTGGGTCATAACCAGGTCCTAAACAAGACATGCTATTTCTTTCTTATATATTCCACTTTTTAAAAAGTAGGGGGATGTACATCACTACGCCATCCCCCTTTGGGGGATGGACTGCCCCTACGACCCCCTCCTTGCTGTTTTGGTTTGTTGTATTGGCGCGCGAGTTTCTACAAAGAGAAAATACAATCATATTATGTTTTACACAATATGATTGTAGAAATAGTTGTAGAACCCGCGCCGAGTTAGTTCATTTAACTGTCATCAGGGGGTCGTAGGGGGGATGTATGTCCCCCTACTAACTAAACAAATACCAACGTAATGACAAGTAATCCGCATTTTTGTTATATAGATTATTGGTTGTAGAAGGAGTTGTGTTTGGTCCTGCGTTTACAATACTATTTATTTTGGTTACAGGTAAAGCATAATTAAAGTATTGTAAATTGGAAATGAACCCATCAAAACCACCGTTCATTCCAACATATACATTTCCGTAATTTTGTTTGGGGACACCATTTAATTCAACACTACGTGTAATGACTCCATTGATATAAACATCTAATGTTGTATTCTGACAACGAACAATAATATTGACCCATTTATTCAAAGGCATGTCTGGAACCGTTATTTCTTCATCAATATTATTATAAGTATTCATCATAACCACAAGGGCATTTGTATCAGGTGCAAGGTAAAGACCAGGAGCATTGTTTGGATAATTCATTCCATTGGATATTAAATTATCATTTCCTTTATAGAAAATATGTTTATACTGTCCTAAAGGATTTATACCATCAATGTATACCCATACACCCCAAGTAAATTCAATCCCTTCATTTTCATTTTGTGATCTTAAAATAGGAATGGTATTGTTTGAACTTGGATCTTGTGGAATAATAATCAATTGATTGGCTTGAACGGTACCACTCACTAACATTGGACTTGTACTTGGTGAAAACCACCAACTAAGGAAATTCATACCGAAATGAAGTAATAAAATAAAAACAAAAACAACTAAAATAAGAAAAACAAATTTTGCGACTAAACTATTGGATTCTAAAAACTCTTTACTACCAAAACTTCCACGGTTGGCTGAGAATTCATTATAAGAAGAACGATTGTTTCCAAACATATTTAATTATTATATTATATATATATATATCCACTTTTAAATTAGGGGGATGTACATCCCCCCTAAGACCCCCTCCTTGCTTTTTACTTAATTAAGTCGGCGCGTGAATATTTACAACGATTTCTACAATGATATTATGCTTCGCAATAATATGATTGTCCTTTTCTTTGTATAGGCCGCGCGTGCCAAAAATGAAATCCCTTCCTTAGTGAGGAGGGGTCATAGGGAAACCTAGGTTCCCCTACTACAAGGTAAAACTACCTTGTTGGGTTCCATTCTCCAAAAGAGATACTTGTAGACTATACGCATTATTAAACCAACTTTTGCCTCCGTATCCTTGACTATAAATATTCCACACCTCTTGTGGATTCAAGGAATTTGGATAATATTGAAATTTGGAAGTCCAACCATCAAACCCACCTTGTGGTGTTACATAAACGTCTGCATTATTATTTATATTTGCGGTTCCAGGTAATAAACAAGTACGAACCAATTTACCGTCAATATATAAATCCAAGGTTCTTCCATAAACACTCAATACCATATTCACCCATCTTTGAATCGGTACATTAGAAATATTACAATTATGAACGACAAAATTACTACCACTTCCAGATGGTTGAACATCGGTATTATTTGTACCAGGATAACAACTTAATGCCACTGTTATATTATTTTCAATGGCGCCTAAAACAACGCTAGGACAAGGATTTAATCCACTGACCCCTTCTATCGAATTCGAATTGCCACTGGCGTCAGAACTTCCTCCTTTACTACCCATTCTACCAAAAATCACTTTGGGTTCTCCATAACGATAATTCCAATCATTGATATAAAACCAAATTGAATAAGCAAAATTGGTAGAAGAAACACCATTACTTGTTGCTAAAGAAGATGCTGTAACAGTAGAAGCAGTTTGTCCACTTTGTAATGTTTGTAAAGTGTATGGATTTGAAAATAAATAGTATAAAATACGCCAAATGATATAAAGTAAAAGAAGTAATACAATAATACCTAAAATATTCATTAATATAATAAGGATAGAAAAAAGAGGGTTTCATTAAATCGGTGGATTTTTATGTTTCACCGATTCATAAATTTGATGTATATTCTTCAAAGTTAGTGACTTATTATAATAAACCACATTGCAAATATTTCCTTGAATACCATGATCGGCACCTGTTGTCAAACGATCGAGGGACATATAAGGAACTAAACCAACCGCTGTTTTTACCAATTTTCCATTATAAAAAATATCTAAAGTTCCATTCACATAATTCAAAAGAAGGTGATTCCATCGTTGAAGTTGTATTTTCTCTCTTTTGTAAAGAATACGACTGTTTTCATAAATTCCATCATTTTCATATTCATCCATCTTTTCTAAAGTAAGAGGGTCTTTTTCGTTCTTTGAATCGGTGGTTGTTGGGAAATCGATTTCTCTGATTCCATTTCTTTCCATGGTTACTAATAACGAATTATCTGCATGTCGATAAAGAACCTCCGGTTTGTTTCCATAATTCATCAAGGATTTATATTGATTGTATGCCGATTGAGTGGGTTCCGCTTCAATGAAAAACCAAAAAGAAATGGCATACTGATAATTATGTTGTCCAGATGATGGTATGGTATATTTATTTAGTTCTTCATAAGAACCGATTGATTTGCTTATATTTAATGGGATTGGTTCCAACAATAATACACTTTGATTACTCAAATTATCATTGAATATGGGACTTGATGCAATTGTTTCTTGAATATTCGTTAAAAAATAAAAAAACACGATGAAAAGAACAATTAAGATGATGGAACTATATTTATCAAAGGAATCTTTATCTGTGAAAAGTTTGGTCAAACCATCTAAACCATTGGAAAATAAACAAGGAATGAAAAAGAAGGTTTTCAAAAAGAGAGAAACCGTGTTTTCACGACCCGAATTTGCTCCAGGAACTTGTACATTCAATGATTTGTAAATAAAAATCAATAGAATAATTACTAAAAATGCATTTAATACAAAACTAAGGATACCGGATTTTCCAGTCAATCCTTCGATTCCAAAAACAAGCCAAGTAATGAGTAGTGCAGATATTACAATACCAAAAACGCTAAGTAAAGAAGTTTTAAATAATCCCATTTTGGAATCAGCAGCGAATGATGTGGTGGATGAAAATCTGGAAATAAATAGAATGGAGAGAATGGAGAAAACCAAAGATAATAAAAAGGTAATGGTTAAAGAAGACCATACATTTTCTTGAGAGAAGAAGCCACCGGGATATTGTATAATACCAATGGTAATAAGTAATGAAAAAAGAAGGAAAATGGCGGCACTAATGATCGTAGTTATATTCATATTTAATGCTATGGTTTCAAAGACAGATTTACTATTATTATTATTACTATTTTGTGTTCCTGAAGGAACAATGAAAAGAATGAGTAAATAAACGAACCCGAAAATACCAATGAGCATACTAATCAACGACAAATACCCGAAATTTGAACTGATATAATTTCCAGGATCGACCGTATAAAAAAGGATGACGGTTGTTAGAAAACAGAAAAAGAGGATGATTGTATTGATTTGGTTATACATTGGATTCGAAGTGGTGAAACTAGTGAGTAAAGCGCCAGAAAAAACGAAAAAAGTGAGAAAAAGGAAGAAGGGTACCAAGGTAGATGCATATTTTGTCATTGTATTGGTAGGAATCGTGTACAAACAATATAACAAAAAAAAAGTATAAAGGATGCAAAGAAAAGAGGAGGAAATATTGGTCAAGAATCCGCCGAATTCTTTCATACTTGGAAAAAATAAAACAAGAATAAAAAATACGGCAAAAACGACGGATAAAATAATGAGTATTTCATTTACGACACTTGATTGCGATTTGTTTAAACCTGTATAACGGAATAAGGTTCCTTCATTGTATAATAATCGTAAAATGAAAATAAGGAGTAACAATAGAATAAATCCAGCAATGAATAGAATTGGGGCGGACTTGGTTTGATTTGCCACATTTTCTAAAGGGTTCCTTGTATTTGCATTGGATGTATTATATGTTTTCTTTAAAGGATATCTATTATTTTGTATATGATTTATATTCATATATTATATGAATACAAATAAAATAGAATAGAATAAAAGGTATTACTTGTAAAGACTCTAATGTTATCTTAGGTTCTCAAACATAAAAATCGATTTCGTTGTTTCGATTCAAACTTAAGAATTTCATCATAAATCTCCTTTCGAATAGTTTCCGAAATATTTCGATACATGATGATTTTTTTAATGGTATTATTTTTTTTTTCCAACATTGAATTTGGTACATTCGGTAACAATCGTTCAATGTCTCGATAAAGAATCATTAATTCAGTTTTTAATAAAGTCATTTCGGTCTTGTATTTTTTCATTAGAGAGAAAATATTGAAGGAGTAAAGGGACGGATATCTTCGGCGGATTATTTCTGGAATAATAAATTGATTCGTCTCTTTGATTTCCGATATTTTTTTCCTTAATCCTTCGACAAAGTCTTTAATACCTCCTTCTTCAGAAACGAGAAAAACTTGTCCAGAGAAAAATTCCGTATCCGCTTGTAATTTATCGAATTGATAAGCGGTTGTTTTATGGGCTTCTGCTTTGGCATCAAGTTTCAAATAAGTAACAAGTGCTAAGAAAAAGGCATTGAAAGCGGTAAGTGCAGATACCGTAATCGGCGCGAATTCATACATTTTTAATCCTACACTAATCACGGTACATAAAGAGGCTATAAAAATAGTAGGTAACATGAGAAAATAAAGACATTGTTCGCAATAAGTTTTGGATTCCGTATAAAGAATCTTTTGGCCTTTCAAATAAAGTGCAAAAAGGTCGATTTTCGTGGAATTGTAATTCATATTCCCGAAATAAGCATCTGAAATTAAATGCGAAAACTCACGGTATTTCGAAAAGAGGGAAAGTTCATCATACATGAATGCGTTTTTTGAAATATCCGTCATTTCCAAACGAAGATTGATTAATTTATTGTTGGAAATGTCGGATTTGATCACATCAAATATATTGGCGTTTTGATTCTCATGAATGGCAACCATGTCATCACTTAGGTCTTTTTCTTCGTTATCATGATTATTATTTCTTGAATTTCCAAATAAGTTTCGTTCAGTTAATGCAAAACTTTTACTAGTGATTCCAAAAACCATTTGTATATTATATTCTTTCGAATTTATTTTTTTTTGTTTCACTCGTTTGCGTATGGACGTTCGCCTTAAAGCGATTACATGTTCTCCATGGCCGTCTTTTTTCCATGACATTCGCGACAAAGTGCCACCAAATTGCCGACGTCATTTCCTCCACCGTACTCAAGACGGACACGATGATCCACCTCAAACCACGCGTTCAACTGTTTGTTACATTCGCCGCATTTCCAATCCTGTTGCGAAGCGACGTATTTTTTCTTGGTCTCACTTACAGAACGTTTGGTTCCCGTTTTCCCTGATTGAAGAATCCGTTTCTCTCCGGTATTCTGAATATGAGATCCAGGGTATTCAATGTCATTGAATCCTTCCATAAATCCTAAATGGTCTGAGCCTAAAGGAGAAGAGGAAGAAGAAGTGAAATCGAAAATAGGCGAAAGTACACCCAATGTACCTTTATCAATTGGCATATATTTCACCATATTATTGGCATAATAAAGCATTTTCTTTCCATTTTGAGGATTCCGTTTTAAAAGAAGATAAATACTGATTCCTACGATGGCATAGAAAATCATGGAATAATATTTCTTGAAAGAGAGAAGCATTTTCATATATTTTCCGTCGTGATATGCATTATAAACAAAAAAGGCCGTCAAGCCCAATACAAATATTTCTAATCTCATCTTTTTGTTTTATTAAGAAGAATGATAAGCCAGTTATATTATACAAACATTATATTACAATAAATTTTGCATTTCTTGGTAGGGGGACATACGTCCCCCCTTGCCTACGGTAGACCCCCTCCTTGTTAAGGGCGAAGGATTTTTGGCGCACGAGTATCTAGAACAATCGTTGCATTTCTTGGTAGGGGGACATACGTGTCCCCCCTACGACCCCCTCCTTGTTAAGGGCGAAGGATTTTTGGCGCACGAGTATCTAGAACAATTGTTGCATTTCTTGGATTTCCTTGGTTTGGGCTTGAATAATACGATTCGCTAAATCGGCAACCTTGGCATTGTTTGTTTTTTTCAATATTTCTTCACTTGTTAAAATAGCCATTGAATGGTGTTCAATCATATCACTTAAATATTCTTTCTCTCCAATGAAAACCTGGTTTCGATATAAATAAATGGTAATGACAATCAAAAAGATAATGAATAAATATAAAAAGATATTTGAGATTTGATCCATCAATAATTCAATGAGAACCATCAATAACCCCATTAAAACAGATAAATAAAACTTTCCCAAACTATTTGTGAAATTGTTGATGGAATTGGACATTACCCAACTCATGATAAAATATTGAATCAGAAAACTACCTATAAACATAATCAGGAGAAAAAGGTAGAGATGATTCATCAACATTTTCATTTTTTTATATATTTTATAGTTATTTATAAAATAAATAGAAAATAGTTAGGAATGGTTATGGTTACTTGACTCGCCGCGCGAGTCTCTACAAAGAAAAAAAACAATGATATTATGCTTCGCAAAATATGATTGTAGAAATGGTTGTAGAGCCCGCGCCGAGTCAATAAAGTAAAAAGCGAGGAGGGGGTCGTAGGGGGGACTTCCGTCCCCCTACTTTAGAAATAATCTTCCAAATCCTCTAAATCAATCCCTTCTTGGTCTAACAAAGCAATCATTCGACGAGGATGCATTGCCTTTTCAACTAATTCTTTTCGATAAACATCACATCGTTCTTTCAATCCTTGGGTATCAACTTCAAAAATCGCGGGATTCAAAGACAAACGACTAAAATCAATTTTGTAAAAATGATCATAATATTTATAATCTGCCGGATTTACGAATTCATTATTTTTTCTCTTCTTTTTTACTTCTTTTTCTTCTTCCAAGATTTGTAAAAGAATTGAAATGGCGCCTGGATTTTTTGAAAAGGATTCCCAGACTACTTTACCCAAATTCTTTTCAAGGATCTGGATCGCTTTTGGATCTGGATTTTGGGATAAATAACTCCAATCATAGATCTTATCTAAATATTCGGGGTTTTCAAAGATATGAATGGCACCTGGATTCCCTGATAAAAGAGGCCAATCATCTTGATCGATTTTATCCAAATTTTGTTCAATCAGGTGAACCGCCTTTGGGTTTTTTAAAATGCTATGCCAATCAATATAACGAGGATATTTTTCTAATAAATGAACTGCATTTGGGTTTTTTGATAAATTACACCAAAAGTCAATGCATTCGGAATCAATACAAAAAGGTGTTAATTTGGAATAATATTTTTCGATAATTTCAATTGCTTTTGGATTGGTATTGGTTGCTAACAATCTCCAAAAAGCGGGATAATCGGAATAAACTCGATCACATTGAATGGGTAAGATATTTGTAGTTCCGGTATTCATCCGGTTTTGTTCATTGATAATGTTTTCTTCAATAATTTCTAACGCTTTTGAACTTGGATTGGTTGATAACATATACCAATCAATGTATTCTGGATTTTTTATTAAGAAGTAAATGGCATCTGGGTTTTTGGATAAATAAGGAGAAATTAACATACTCAACTTTGTCATAATAAGATGAATAAAATTAGGATATTTTAACATTCGACAGATATCTTCCATCGCAATTTCCTCCAATCTTTCTTCCATCACTCTGGTTGTTCCGGGATGAGGATTCTCGATCAACCATCTCAAATTCAGGTGGTTGGGGTCAATTTCTTTTCGCACTTTGTAAATCATTTTTCTATTTAAAATTTTTTCAATATATTTAAACTCGTTTTTATAAAAAAGATTTCAATTTTTTTACACCTTCGCACATTCATAAGCGCCCATCCCTTCGGGAGGGGCGTTTTGAATGTGCAAAGGTTTAATGATTCAACCTCAATATACTGATGATATAGATAACCATTAAGGATATCAATACCGTTTCTGGAAAACTACTAATCATTTTATGAAAAAATATTTTCATATTCAAATTCTTTTCTTCTTCAAAATAGATCCCCTTCTTCCCACATCCGGATTCATCCTTTCTACAAATTTCAACATAGTCATAGGTTATTTTACCAGTAAGAATATTTTTTTCGCCAATTTTTTCACATTTACTGGTAGAGGAATCAAAATCGGTTGAAAAAAAACTTGGTTGATAATAAATACAATTTCTACAAGAAGGAAAATTACTATTTCGAATGGTAGGTACACTTACCGTTTTAATAATTTTTTCAGCATTGATTGCTGTAAGAAAGAATAAGAATAAAGAGGTACATTTCATTTTGTTATAATTATAAAGAGTCTTGTATTTATACCATTTATCTATTTAATTTCAAAAGTAATACAATGTAAAAAACCACGAGGGGTAACGTAAGAGGAAAAAAAGGAGTGAATTTATAGACCCATAATTTCATATTTGGATAAGGTTCTTCTTCAAAATATTTCCCCTCCTCACCACATTTTGATTTATCTTGTCGACATATGTCAGCATAATCACTTTTTATTTCATCCGTAATAATATTCTTTTCACCAAATTTATCACATCTACTTAAAGGTTCACTAAAATAATTTGGTTTGTAATGAATACAGTTTCTACAAGAAGGAATATCAATGTTTTTACACCTTCGGCTATTTAAATAGCCTAGGAACCGTTGCCTTTGTGACTGATAAACCGCCGACTGGTCGGCGTTTTAATTGTCCAAAGGTGTAATAAACTTTTCACTTTTGATGGTTGATATCAAGGTTAAAAATAAATAACTATATTTCATTTATAGTTATATGTCATCGGTTGTTATGTTTATATCTTTTTTATTTATCGAATCATCTTAGGTAATAAATGAAAATAACTTTTTTTTCTTGTTTTCTGGACACTTGTTTTATATTTTGATTGCGTCTTTTTTCTGCTAGCACTACTAGTAACCATCACCATACTTTGAAATCTCTTCTTTTTCGAAATACTCGATTTTTTTGTCGAATTTGATTTTAAAACTAAAAAATGACTCGTATTATTTTTTGCTTTGACCTCTTGACTGAAATATTGATTCAAGTTTTTAAAATCCTTCGATAATTTCGAGATGGAAATTGGGGTGATACGCGGGTTGTATAAATAGATTAGAACAATTTGTTTTAATTGTCGGAACAATTCTTTTTCGTTTTCAGTCAAGGTATCTCGGAATTCAAACAATTCTTCCAAAATACAAAAATAAACGGAAATAAATCCCCATACATCAATGATTTTAATGAATACTTTGTTGATATACGATTCGATATCAAAAAGCCCTTTGCCTTTTTTGGTCGTACCTTTAGAAAAGTGATAGATGATTTCGGTCAAATAATTCTTGATATAAACCAAGGTATAATTGGTTTCAATGACATTTTCAATATCGGCCTTGTCCATATTCTTTAAATCTTCCATAAAGAGAATATAAAATATATTATTGATCGCTTTGTAGTGTCCGGGACCGCGTTTTTTCATCCAAAGATAGATGTAATCAATGACAAAAGCACCAATCACTTCTTTATAATTGGTGGCATCAATCGCGGGATTGGTTTTCATAAATGCCGCATATTTTTCTTTGAACAGGTCGCTGAATAAAATGGTGGAAAAGGGGGTATTGAATTGAAAAGGTCGATTGGTCCATAAAGGAGGAAATTTACTGTTCGGCTGATATTCGACGGAAATTCCCCAATCGATGAGACGGGTAGACAAGGTTTCTTTATCTCCTTCTTGTTGTTCTTCTTCTTGTACCAAAACATTGGAATCTTTAATGTCACTATGATAAATATGTTTATGATTCATTGGAACAATTCCGTGATTCAGTAACTCGACAAGTCGATTATTTAAATTGATAAAATCACTATATTTGGTGATTTTTCTTATGTAATCGTCCACCGCGATTCCGCCATCCGGCATCGTAAGTGCTAAAAGTTTGTCCAAAGTTTGATTGATGTTTTTTTCATTGATATTATCTTTCTTTAATGCTCTGCATTTGTCGAAATTCTGTAAATCTTCCGGGGATAAAAGTGCTGGTTCACATAACGTAAAATCATTCAAAAGAAAATAATGGGTATAATTGGGGATGGAAGAGAGAATCTTTTGAAAACGATGGATTTCTTGATATTCTCTCTCGGCATATTTTTTCAACATTAATTTGGTGATTTTTCCTGGCCATCTTTTTCCTGGACTCGATTTACATTGAAGGGCTGGTTTGAAGACACAACCGTAGCCGCCGGAGGCGATGGGTTCACCGCCATAGACGCATCTTTTAGTCCTTAGACTTCTTCTCGTCCTTCCAGTCCTTTTACTCCCTGTCGTCCTTTCAGTCCTTTCCCCTCCATTGATTCCATTCCAATCATTTTCATACATGGGGGTTGTATCATAAGATATTGGTTGAGATTCGAACATGCTACTTTAAAAAAATATACTTATAATATAAGTATATTTTTATTTTCATTTCAATGATTCAATCAAAGAAAAAAGGAGGAAATATTGGTAAACAGAATGTCTTTAAATATATTTTAAGTATTGGTTACGAAATCGAAACGCCCTTTTTAGCAAAATTAACCAGTGGATACAATGAAGAAGGAGAACAGATTTTATTTAATACAGATAGTAACACACAAAATAATAAAGAACAAAAGGGTGGACAAGAACAAGACGAAGAAGAGGATGACTTGGAGGAAGAAGATGACTTGGACGAAGATGATGAAGACTTCGAGGAAGATGATCGACTACGAAAAGAAGAAGTCATGCGTATTGACGCTTATGGTAATGATGGAAAGGTGGATAAAAATATTTCGTTTTTAGTTACCAATGATATGTCTACGACTGCATTATCCAAACAATTAAATAAATTATGTTGTCCTCTAGATGGTTCTTCCCCCTATTGCGGAGAGAAAGTATCTGCCGATTTAAAAAATAAATTATATAAATTCTATACCGAAAGCGACTTTGAAACAAAGACCGACAAGGAATATAATATTGAATTTGTTTATTTTAACGAGAATGAATGTGGTACCTTCTCCGATGTGGAATGGGTGGTTACTTACTACCAACCCCAGCAAAGTGAAAACGTAATTTTGGATACTTTTCAAAATTTGATTCAAAATTTAACGCGGCATTTGGACGGATTGGAGCAGATTGAAGGAAGTTTGGTCATGAATCCAATCGAAGGTCAAAAAGAAAGGATTGTCCCAAATCCAGTCAATCGCGTATTATTTCGTAGTCCTGACGTAAATTTATATTATCTACAAACCAATCCTAGTAAAAATAAATTGAATGTAAATGAGATTTGTCCTACCTTTCAAATGACTTTTGCCACACATATTGAACATATTTTTCAAATTTTAAAACAATTATTGTACGATAAAACCATATCTTTTGATTGTAATCGCGAATACTATCGAGATAAAATGGATGTTTTACAAAGAATCGAATATTGCGTGGACCAGTTAATTGCTGGATACAATAAAAAAGAGAAGTTGAAAATATTGAAAACGGAATCGAATAAAACGGTATTGAAACAATTCAAAGGATATTTGGGGTTGATTTTATATAAATTATATGTTTATTATAATACTTATCTTGAGAAGGAGAGAGAAAATGAGGAGAAACCCAAAGATAAGAAAAAAACAATTTATTTTAAAGATTCCTTGTTTTTCAATCCGAGACATAGTAATTATGATTTTTATTTGGAAGCGAAAAAATGTCTCTCTGAATTGTTTTCTGGAAAAGAAAATGGTAACGAAGTCATTCGTAAAATGATTTTACAACCAGATATTTTAAAGAAATTATTATTGAATGGTGAAACCGTTCTCAATGAAAACGCGTTTTTACCTTTGAATAGTGAATCCAAAAAAGGCAATGAAAAGTATGGCGACCCATATTACTCCTTGGATTCTTATTTCCAGTTTTTTGAAGAACCGGCGAATGATGATTCAAATCTTTATGCAGACGATACCATTATGTTTTATGATTGGTTCCAATATAAAGGAGTTGATAAAGTATCGACTCAGATGGAAATTAAAAACAATGTGATTTTGGTGGAAGCAAGGAATTTTCAGAAAATGATGTCCAATTATATTTTTGGCGCTGCTTCTCCCGAACTAAAAAATGAAATGCTCAAGAATCCGGTTTGCAATAAACTTGACAAAATGTGTGCGTTAGGAATAAATTTTGGTGATTTGAAGAAATTCTTTGGATCGTCTGCTACTTCATCTGCTACTTCGTCTGCTACTTCGTTAGAAAAAGGCGGTCGAATGACAAGAAAAACAAGAAAAACAAGAAAAACAAGAAAAACAAGAAAAACAAGAAAAACAAGAAAAACAGGAAGCACAAGAAAAACAAGAAAAACAGGAAGCACAAGAAAAACAGGAAGCACAAGAAAAACAGGAAGAAGAAAGACGATGAAGAGAGAAAAAGTCACCACTAAAAAAGGAAGAAAGACGACAAATAAGCGGTCTAGGAAAATTGATTTAAAAAGAGCAAATAATTAACTATGTAAACTAGAACTAAATAAACATTTAAATATAATATAAACCAAGGTATGAATTTTTATTCCGACGATATCATTGATGATATGTTGGAGAAGAGCAAGAAAGAAGAAGAAGAAGAAGAAGAAGAAGAAGAAGACGTGATCGACCAAATCGACCGTTTCAAGAAATTAACCGATTATTTGATTCACTCGTATGCATCTCGGGATATTCATTACAAGTATACAAATCATTTATTGAAAGACAAAAAAGTGAAAATGGCGTTTTATTGTATGGATATGGAATTTTCCCTTTTCAATTGTCCAGTGATTCTTCTTTATCGAAAATATTTTGACCGACAAGCCAATGAAATCAGATATTATCTTTTATTGATTTGTACAAAACGTAAATTTCGAAATCAAGGATATGCCTCGAAATTATTAGATCAATTCATAGAACGCGTGAGAGAAGAAAATGTGATCAACACTACTGAAGGTAAGAAAATCAAAATCATTTTAAGTTCTACGGAAGAATCCGTATTATTTTATGAATCATATGGGTTTCGATGGACACGCGAATCATTGTCGGATCATCCATTGTTGATGGTTTATGAAAAATACGAGCAAGGAAAAGAATATTTTATTTTGGAGTTATTTTTAAGGGAACCTCTATAGAACCGTAGGTTCTATGAGGGTTCCCCTATGACCCCTCCCTCCCTACGACGAGGGATATTATTGCATAACTCGGCGCGGGCTCTACAACCATATCTACAATAATATTGTGTTACACATAATATGATTGTCTTTTTCTTTGTAGAACTCGCGCGCTAAAAATGTATTAAGAGGAGGAATTTTCTCCTGAAGGAATGGAGGGAACCTTAGATTTCATTTTTTGTATGCGAGGGGGCGTAGGGAGTTCTCCTACTGTTTTGGTCAATGCATATTGACCACAAGGACCACAATGATCTTCATTTGATAAATCTATTTTGTTGTTCATTTTTTTATTACAATGTTCAATACCCCATCTACCCATTGGTTTCGGTAATTCTTTTGGCACGAATTTTTTTACATATTCGGCTATTTGAATAGCCCATGAACCGTTACCTTTGTGACTAATTAACCGCCGACCAGTCGGAGTTTTACTTTTCCAAAGGTGTAAAAATGTTATTAAATATTTCATAATAAATAATATTTGTTTTTATATTTAAGTATTTTATTTACATTATTTATCGTACAAATAATAAAGGGTACCAATCAATAATCCGGTAATCCCGAAATAAACAACCTTTTCTCTCCATCGATAATATTCCGCCTGTTTTTGTATTTTCGGTTTGTATTGTTCATAATAATCCGCGTAAAACTTTTCCAACGATATTTTGGGCTTTTCCAAAAGTTCATTGATTTTGTTATGAATAAAATGGGTCCATCGGACCAGCGTTTCTCTCGAATCCAAATAAGGGGCCACTGGATATTGATCGAGTAGTTTGGTAAAGTATCCAGAGATTTCTTCGACAGGAATAAACAAAGGAATGTTTTGAATGAATTCATAATATTTTTTTTTGGTAACCGCGTTGGGAAAATGAGGATAGGTCATTGCTACGGTATGTATAAAAAACCAATAAGGAGGTCCCCATACTTTTGGGTCTAAAATAATGGGCGGCATTTTCTTTTTTGGAGGATAAAATAAAGAATATAACTTAGATAAATATAAAAACGTTTCTATTTAAACATATTTAGAATGATTAAAGTAATAAACATGATTAATCAATATTTAAATAATAACCATTTTTATCATTTTCAAAGTCAACATAATGGAAATGAAACGAATCAAATAAATAATGTATGTAATAATTGTGGAAAAATAGGTCATTCCTTTTACCAATGTAAATTACCTATTATTAGTTATGGAATTATTTTATTTAAAAAGGGGACGGTGAATGCAAATTCGAATTCAGATGCAGAAAAAAAAGATTATGAATTTCTAATGATACGTAGAAAAGACAGTTTTGGATACATTGACCTTATTCGTGGTAAATATTCTCCTTATCATATTGAACAAGTCCAAGGGATTATCAACGAAATGTCTTTATCTGAAAAAGAAAAGATTTTGAACCATGATTTCAAATATTTATGGACTAGCATGTGGGGAAGTACATGTAATAGTCAATATAAAAATGAAGAAATCCATTCTGCCAAAAAATTCGAAGTTTTAAAAAATGGATTTTTTATTACACCATCCGGAAATGAAAATGATCTTGACTTATTATCTTTTTCGGATAAGTCGCACAAAGAAAGAAATTATGTTTGGTCTAATGAAGAATCTATCAAAGGAGAAAAAGAAAAAGAAAAAGGTCGATTTATTACTTTGAAAGATTTTGTAAATGAAAGTACAAGTGAATGGAAAGAAACAGAATGGGAATTTCCTAAAGGTCGCCGAAATCAAAAAGAAAAGGACTTGGAATGTGCTTTACGTGAATTCGAAGAAGAAACAGGTATTTCCAAACAACATATTTGTATCATTGAAAATATTTTACCTTTTGAAGAGACCTTTATTGGTACAAATTATAAATCGTATAAACACAAATATTTTTTGGCATTTATTAAAGAACAAGATGATTTAAACAATCAACCTTTTGTTCATTTTCAACCAAGTGAAGTAAGTAAAATGGAATGGAAAACCTTAGACCAGTGTTTGGAATCGATTCGTCCTTATCATTTAGAAAAAAAACAATTAATTCAAAATGTTTATAAAGTTTTAAAAGAATATCGTCTCTTTATAATATAAGAACACATCCCTTTGAAAAATACAATGAATAAAAATATGAATACAAAAATAAATTTTATATCCTCTAAAAATCAATGTGAAGAACAAGAAAAAGTTTTGGAATCCGAATATAATGGTCAATGTGAGAACGATTTTGATTCCAAAGAATGTAATACTTTCCTTTTAAAAAAGGAATTCGCTGACCGTATTTGTTTGAATGAAACGGAACAGAATGAAACGGGACAGAATCCATCTAGTAAAAACGTAAGTGCAAGTGAAAGAGAGAAGAACAAAGGAGAAAATACATCCTTTTTGTATCCGGAATTCAATGACCCACAATTTAATGTGAAAATCGCCGAAAAAAAGGAATTTCAAGAAACCAAATATGACGGCGAAATTCATCCGGATATTAAAGAATATGCAGATAAAATGAGTAATGCGGATTTTGAAATTCAACCACATCAAGCGTTTGTCCGAAATTTTCTCTCTTTTCAAACACCATATAATAGTCTTCTCTTATATCACGGTCTTGGTTCTGGAAAAACCTATTCCGCCATTGGAGTATCCGAAGAAATGCGCGAATATTTGAAAAATTTAGGTTCCCATAAAAAAATCATTGTAGTTGCCTCTGAAAATGTCCAAAATAATTTTCGTATGCAGATGTTTGATGAGCGTAAATTGATCTTGGTTAACGATCGTTGGACGATTAAAGGATATGTAGCAAATCAATTATTGAAAGAAGTCAATCCGATGAATCATCCAGGGATCCCCAAAGAAAAAATCGTGAATCAAGTAAAAACGCTTATTAAACATTCTTATTTATTTCTTGGTTATGGACAATTTGCTAATTATATCATTAATACGATGAATCGAGATGAACAAGTAGGTAAAAGCACGACTTTTAGAACTGGCGAGTTAGACAAATCAGCGAAATTGCGTTTAAAAAACGAATTTGAAGGCCGACTCATTGTCATTGATGAAATCCATAATATTCGTAAAGCGGAAGACGCAGAAAGTAAAAAAGTTGCGGCCAATTTTGAAATCTTGGTTGCCGCTGTTCGTAATTTACGTCTTCTTTTTCTCTCCGCCACTCCGATGTTTAATAGTTACAAAGAAATTATATGGTTATTGAACATTATGAATATCAATGATAAACGCGCCAAAATCGATGTAAAAGATGTATTTGAAGCAAATGGCGAATTCAAAAAAGAAGGGCGCGAACTTTTAATTCGTAAATTGACCGGATATGTGTCTTTTGTTCGTGGAGAGAATCCGTATACTTTTCCTTATCGCGTTTATCCGTCTTTATTTGCACCAAAATCGACGTTTCCAGATGTTGCTTATCCATTGTATCAAATGAATGGAAAACGGATTCCGGATAATAATCGCGAGAGAATCTTATCGCTTTATTTGACCAAAATCGGGGGTTGCAGTGACTGTGGCGTTTGTCAGTACTGTGATTACAGATATATTTTGTATTATTTGAAAAATAAAAATATGAATGTGACTACCAAGAAAGGTCGAGTGAGAGAAATGCGTTCTTTTTTAGATATGGCCAAGTTCGGATATACTTTATTACAAACGCCTTTGGAGAGTCTGATTATTTCTTATCCAAATGAAAAACTGAAAGAAATCATTGGGCAGATTCCGGAGAATCAGTATACGGAAGAATTGGCCGAAAATATTGCAGAATTAGCGGAAGATGAGGAATTAGTTACGGAGAGTGCAGCATTAAAAACGAGTACGGTAATGAATATGTCCACTTTAAAGGAACGACCGGAAAAGGAACGACTGGAAAAGGAACGACCGGAAAAGGAACGACCGAAAAAGGAAAAGGAGGAGGAAGTAGTGGTTATAAAGGGCGGAAAAGGTTTAGGAACGAATGAAGATACGGAAACCAATGCAACTTCTTTAAGAATGGACCTAGGTTTAATGATTGACCCTCGCGATTTGACTGGAAAACGAGGCTTGGAACGAATGATGGATTTTGTCGATAAAACAACGATTCCTCCTGAGAAGGGTGCATTTGAATATAAGAAATCAACCCTAGACAATTATGGACGTCTTTTCTCTCCATCCGTCATTGGAAAATATAGCGCCAAGATAAAAAATGTATTGGAATCGATTCGATATTCTTTGTCTAGCGATCGTTCCTTAAACGATTTTGGTGTAGCGGAAGGAGTCATTCTTATTTATTCTCAATATATTGATGCCGGATTGATACCCATGGCCTTGGCATTAGAAGAAATGGGATTCACCCGTTACGGAAAAGACGTGAAACCGCTTTTTAAAACGGCGCCTACCGAAGTCGTCGATGTAAGAACTTTGAAACCGCCTGCTTCTAGAACAGATTTTTTACCTGCACGTTATGCCATGATTACGGGAGATCTACGACTCTCTCCCGATAATGAATTTGAAGTCAAGGGGCTCACGAATGATGATAACAAAGACGGGAAGAAGGTGAAAGTGGTGCTTATTTCAAGAACCGGTGCAGAAGGAATTGATTTCAAATACATTCGCCAAATCCATATTTTGGAGCCGTGGTATAATATGAATCGTATGGAACAAATCATTGGTCGTGGCGTACGTAATTCTAGTCATAAAGCGATTCCTTTTGAAAAAAGAAATGTCGAGATTTTTATGTATGGAACCATTTTAGAAGAGAATCAAGAAGAGGCGGCGGATTTATATGTGTATCGTGTGGCCGAATATAAAGCAAGACAAATTGGTCGTGTGACCCGTTTGATGAAAGAAACCGCCGTAGACTGTATTGTTCATCATGACCAGACCAATTTTACTCAGGAGAAAATGGCTGAAATCATGAAGAAACCAGTGACCCAGATTCTCTCCAATGGCGAGGTCATTAAAGATTTCAAAGTAGGAGATTTACCTTATTCGCCCGCATGTGATTACATGGCTACATGTGATTATCAATGTATTCCCAATGTTAGCAATGTGAAAACCGACGAAAGTACGTATAGTGAGGCTTTTATGAATATGAACAATGACAAGATTATTCAAAAAGTGAAAATGTTGATGAAAGAACGCTTTTTTTATGTGAAAAAAGAGTTGATTGCCTTGATTCAAGTCCCAAAAGCGTATTCCTTGATACAAATCTATTCCGCTTTGACACAAATGATGGAAGAAAATGAAGTCATTCAAGACCGTTATGACCGTACTGGTTATTTGGTGAATATTGGCGACTATTATTTATTTCAACCATTGGAATTGACGGACAAACATATTTCGGTTTTTGATCGGTCTGTACCGATTGATTACAAGCATCAAATGATTCGTTTTGATTTGAAAGCGGAACGCGACGGTAAAGCGGAACGCGACGGTAAAGCGGAACGCGACGGTAAAGCGGAACGCGACGGTAAAGCGGAACGCGACGGTAAAGCGGAACGCGACGGTAAAGCGGAACGCGACGGTAAAGCGGAACGCGACGGTA